AGTTGCGCTGCGCTCGACCCGTCACCGTGTAGATGCCACCCATCCCGGCCGGGATGGTGACCGTCCCGTCCGGCACGGTGATGAAGCCATGCGAATCCTCAACCTCCAGAGCGAAGGTGAAGGCCGTGAGCGCAGCGGCGCCCATCGAGACACCCGACGCTCCGACCACGACCCCCACTCGTGGGTTGGGATTGGTGGCAGGCACCGATCCAGCGGAAGGGCCCAGGTCCTCGATGGTGAAGTAGCCCCGCTCCCGGCCGTTGAGACCCGCGCCGTCGGTCATGGCGATGGTCACGGCGAGCGTCTTGACGCCGGACGCAGGCACGGTGAACGGGACGTCCACCGTGCCCGAGGGGATGTACCTGCTCCCCGCCACCGTTGCGATCGTGTGGTAGTAGGTGAAGCCGGTGATGGGGACGCCGTCGATGTTCGGGCGCCACATGATGGTGTCGCCCTCGACGTTGCCGTAGCTGCTGTTGCGGGTCAGCCGCATCACGTACCGACGACCGGCGATCAGGTTGACCGATGTGGCCCCCTGATCCACGTAGGCAGTGGTGACCGCGAAGTCCCAGCTCGGGCTGCTTGCGACGAGGCCCCAGGCGGTGTTCCAGCGGGCGTCCTCGCTCAGCGCGCCGGGGTCGTCGGTGTCGACCCACAGCTCGATCGTCGGGGTGGCGACGATCGGGTCGTCCGGGCCGATCCACACCTCGTCGGTGCCCGTGCCACCCGTGCTGCTAATGGTCAACGAGTCAGCGGCGTCGTTGTAGACGATGTCGATGCCGGTGCCCTCGACGAGGAACCCCGCGACGAGGTCCATGATCTCTTCGTTGGTGGGGCCGGTGCCGCCGCCTCCGCTCCCGCCAGCGCCCCTCGGTCGCCGCTCCTCGCGCGTCAGACGCACGTTGAGGTCGCGCAGGATGCCGACGAGGGTGTCGCGCTCGTTCCTCATGGTGGGATGATCATCTGTCCCGGCGCCCCGATGGCGGTGATCTGGACGGTCTCGCCACCCGGAGCTTCCTCGGTGACGATGATGTGCTGGAGACGCTGCCAGGCGGTGAGCTGGCGGCAGAGGCTGAGCACGCTGATCTCGAACCAGGCACCCGGGATGAGGTCGTCGTCAGTCCACGGCGCCCCAGGCATCAGCGTCGTGTTGGCCGGGATGTTCACGGACACGGGCGTGGGCGCGCGGCCGTCGATCTGACGACGTGCCGAGTCGTTCCACTCGGCGATCTCCTCGGGCGTGGCCCCATCGGGCGTGCCGTCCTGGACGTGGGTGGTGAGCCAGTCGATGGCGCCGTAGAGGTTGAGCATCTCGGTCGAGGCCTGGGCGTAGCCGGTGGGACCGGTGCCGTTGTTGACGAAGCCGCGCGTGGCCAGCTCGTTGCCGTACTCGACGATGCGCGGGAACTGGCTCAGGTACTGCTCGTCGAGGGGCGGGATGATGAGCCAGGCCAGGTTGGTGTCCCAGTAGTAGACGTCGCGGTTGATGACCATGTAGTCGGTGCCGCTGTCCTCGGCGTAGAGGTCGAAGTCCTCCCACACGTAGAACTGGTTGGCGAACACCGACCGCGAGGTGCGCGGGTCGCCCGAGTGATGCACCGGGTGGAGGTGGGGCACCATCCGCCACGGGTCGCCGTCCTTGGCGTAGCACTGCTGGCGCAGGAGCCAGTCCATTCGGTCGATGACGTTGGCGATGTTCGGATACGTCTGGTCGTAGCCCACCTGGAGCACCTTGCGCTTGGCCGCCCACAGCACGTCCTCGGCGTAAATCTGGACCTGCTCGTGCTCGTACTCGATGCGCGTGATCGGCCCCTGCCAGACGATCTTGCCGTTGCGCTCGATGTGCAGCTCGCTGAGGATCGTCCGCAGATTCCCCAGCAGTTCGCAGCACTCGTGCACGGGGACGGTGCAGGAGGCCGTGCTGATCTCGTCCCGCACCCGCTCCCACTGGACGCGCGACACCGGGGTCAGTTCGCCCACGTAGACCTCGCCCCCGCGGGCGTACACGTGAGCCCGATGCGACCCGCAAGCGAAGGGCATCAGCCAGCACCGAGGGCGATCGTCTCCACGTCGATGCGCAGGCGCACCGGTCGGGTGGCGTCCTGGTCGACGGTCAGGCGGTACTCGCCGTGCGGCAGCTCGGGCAGCTCGCGCGGGAAGCGCCCGGCCCAGTCGCGCACGAACCCGGGCAGCGCCTCGTAGCGCTCGTCGATGTTGGCCATCGCCGTGCGCCCGTCTACCACCACGCCGGTCTGGCTGGCGACGAACGGGATCGTGTAGCCGCCGATGCGCTCGTCACCCGCCCACAGGCCCAGACGCACCGGGCCGCTGTCGGTGCCGTTGGCGCGCACGCGCACCCGCGGCGCCACCGTCTGGAGAATCTGATCGCTGAACCCACGCAGCGGGATGGTCGAGCGCACCCACGACGTCGCCAGCGGGGGCAGGTCAGGCACGGGTGGGTTGGGGATCGGCAGCGTCGAGGCGTAGGGGTTGGGGCGCGGAGCCGGTGGGACCACGTCGACGACCGGCTCTCCGCCCTCGACCCACGTCGCCGCCGCGCTCACGGGCAGCGAGTGCAGACGGGGATCGCCGCAGGTGATCGTGAACTCCAGCTCGGCCACCGCGCCATCGGAGTAGAGCTTGGGGTGGTTGAGGATCGTCGGACCCTCGGTCACGCGCACGTTCTTGAACTGGCGGAAGTACGGGGCCACGCACGACTCCACGCAGCAGGTCCACGTGGGCGGGCCGATCTGGAGGCGGTTGTAGATCGTCGGCCAGGTACACCACTCGTCGTCGGTGGGCGGGCCAGCCTCCAGCTCGTTGTAGGTGTTCGGCCAGAAGGCTGGGGCACACAGCGGCTCGCCGGGGCCCAGCTCGTTGTAGTTGGTCGCCCAGCAGGTCGTCCCGCCCTCTTCGGCTTCGGGACAGAGGCATGGGCAGCAGTCGAAGAAGGTCAGCGCATCGCCGCCGCACTCGTTGTACTCAGCGTTGTAGCGGCCGCGCAACCACGTGATCCCGTACTGCAACGAGCACTCGTCGGTGGCGATCGCCAGCGCCCGGATGACCAGAGTGCGTGGGCCCATGTACGTCGGGCCGATCACGCCGATGCCGCTCGTGCTCATCATCACGTTGGCCTGGCGGGTGGAGTTCTCGGCGCCCTGCACCTCCATGCCGATGACGCCCAGGAAGCCCTCGGAGTCGGGGTCGTTGGCCGAGTACCACGGGGCGGGATCGGCGCGCACGCTCTCGAAGGGGAAGCCTGGTGTCGCGGTCAGCGCCGAGTCGCAGTCCTCGCACTCGTACAGCCAGCACAGGCCCTTCGACGTGGCGTAGGAGTGGGCGCGGGCGTTGTTGATGATCTCCTCGAACACCGCCAGCGGATCACCGAACGGGTCGCCGCTTCCGATGACCATCCACCCTGCGTACACGGCTCCCCCTCTCAGCGACTCGCCATCACGGCGGCACGGTTGACGATCTGATGGCTGACCGCGACCGGGTCGGCGCTGGCCGGGGTGATGGTCATGTAGTTGTTGACGACCTTGCCCGGGCCGCCCGGGAGGGCCACAGTCTGACCGTCGCCACGCAGCAGCTCAGCGAAGTGGCGCACGCTCGGGTCGACGCGGTTGAGCGGCAGCTGCAACGGGACCAGCGCTTCGGCGTAGCCGCGCTCGCCCACGTTCATGTGGCGCGGCCCGGTGATCATCGCTCCGGTCATGCCACCCGGGCTGCCGTTGTTGACGAAGTTCGTGGTCACGGTGACGGTCTTGCCGTTCGTGTTCTCGATGGCCCGGTCCAGGTCCCGCACCGCTTGCAGCCCATAGACGTTGGCGCTCACCGACACGGTCTTGCCGTGCAGGCCGTTGATGGCGGAGTCGAGGTTGTCGACCGCGGTCTTCGCCGCGCCAGCGCCGATCACCGACACGTTGGGCGTGGCGTTGGTCCGGTCGAGCTTGTCGAGGGCCCGCTGGAGGGTGTCGATGTTCATCTTCAGCCCCGAGTAGCTGGGCATCTGCACGCGCGGGGTGGCGGTGGTCCGGCCGAGCTTGTCCAGCGCGGTCTGGAGGGTCTTGATGTCCTTCTCCACGCCATCGGCGCTGGGCAGTTCGACCTCGGGGGTCGCCGTGGTGCTGCCGAGATCATCGACGCCACCCTGGAGTCCCTCGACATCGCCCTCGACGTCGGGGATGGTGGGTGCCGCGACGGTGGGCTCGCCACGGGTGGTGTTCAGCCCTTCGACCAGACCCTTGAAGCCCTCCACGTCGGCCATCGCGGGGTCGATGCCTGCGGCCTCGAACTCGGTGATGACGGGGTTGCCCGCGGCGTCGTAGAGCAGCGTCAGGTTCTCGGCGTTGAGCAGCGCGTCGATCATGCCGGGCGTCTCGACGATGGTCTGGACCAGCTCGGGTGTGCCGATCAGGGAGGTGATGAAACCGTCGACCTCTTCCTTGCTGATGCCGAACTGGGCACCGGTCTCGACGAGCGTGTTGCGCATGGCGGCGAGGTGGGTGTTCATCTCGCCCGCGGCGACCCCGTCTGCGGTGGCCGCGATGGCGTAGGCCAGCATCTCGTCGACGCCACTGCGCATGGCGTCGCGGAAGCCCAGCGCGGCCTCGGTGGTGCCGAACACGGCCTCCAGTCCTGACCCCACCTTGGGCAGTGCTTCCTCGCCGGTCTCCTTGAGCTTCTCGTTCAGATCGTTGATCGAGGTGTAGAAGGCATCGAAGGACTCCTGGGCGGTGAGCCCGGTGCCGAACAGGATGTTGAAGGCCGAGGTCAAGGCATCGGCGGCGGTGGATGCGTCGCGTGACGCGTTGCCGATGCCGATGAGTCCATCCACGACGGACTGGGTCATGCCCATCTCGACGGCCAGCGCTCCCGCGGCGCGCTCGGTCGCGCCCTTCAGCTGCTCCTGCGCGCGGTAGGTGTCCATCGCGGCCCGCTGCGATTCCTTCAGGGCCTGGGCTTCGGCCTCATGCGCGGCGGTGGCCTCGGTGATGACCCCGGTGATGATCTCGTAGCTCGACGCTCCGGCCAGGATCGCGGCTGCTGAGTCGTCGGCCGCGTTGGTGTGCTCATCCAGCAGGCGGACGTACTCCTCGTACAGCGGCACCACGCCAGCCGCGATGTCCCCAGACTTCTGCGCGGCCTGGGCCTGGGACAGCAGCGCCTGCTCGGCCTCGGTGCCGGTGCTCGCCACGTCGAGGAACTGCTGGGCGATCTTGTCGAAGTTCGTGTTCTCGGCCTGGTCCTGGGTCTCCTCCATCGCCCCGTACAGCTTGACCAGCTCGTCGCGGGGGATGCCGGTGGCGTCGGCCAGATCGGTCAGCTTGTGCCCCAGAACAGTGGCGGTGCCTTGGGCGCTGGACATGTTCTCGTCGGTCGAGTTGACGATGTTGGCCAGTTCCTTGGCCGCGTCGGCGGGCAGGCCGTAGCCCTCGGCCAGCCCTTGCAGGGTGCTGATCGTGGAGTCGCCCTCTTCCCGCATCCCCATCAGCACGCGCGTGGTGTCCTCGATGCCCAGGGAGGCGTCGCCTGCGCCGCGGTTGATGGTGGCGAAGGAGTCCATCAGCTTCTCGCCGCCCTCGCCGGTCTCCGCGATCGACTTGTTCAGGGCGTCCATGCCAGTCGCCGCGCTGTTGGCGCCATCCCCGCTGAGGATCATGGCGTCGACGTTGTTCTGGAGGGCGGTGGTCAGCTCCCTCGTCCGCTCCTCGACCTCCTGCGACTTGCTGCTGAAGGAGTCGTAGGCGACCATCGCCACCGCGACAGTCGCCGCGATGGCGAGCCAGATGCCGCTCGTGAGGGTCATGGCCTTCATGGCCAGGCTGATGCCTTGGATGACGCCCTTCATCTTGAGGCCCACCGCGACGACCACACCGAAGGCGCCGACGATCTCCAGGAGCGCCGGGCTGATGTTGCCCAGTGCCTCGACGAGCGGGCTGATCGCGGCCAGCAGGGTCGAGATGGCCGTGATGGTGCCGAGCTGACCGAACAGGTTGATGATCTCGGCGATGACCGGGATGGCCTGCCCGAGGGCCTCGCCCAGCCCCTCGAAGCGCCCCATCGTGTCCGGCGTGACGAGGATGTCGAAGGCCTCCTTGAGCCCATCCAGCACGGGCTGGAAGGCAGCGATGGCGTCCTTCCCGCTCTGGAAGAACTCGGTCAGCGCGTCCTGCCCGCGGGCGCTCTCCAGCCATCCGTCCCAGCGCTCGATGATGTTGTTCAGCGCGATGACGAAGCCGTCCCCGCTGTCGGCGCCCGCCTCGAAGATGGTGGCCAGCAGGTCACCGGTCGACTGGAGCAGCGCACCCCAGGCGCGCAGACTGTCGATGCCCTCGTCGAGGAACGTCTGGATGCGGTTCTGACCCTGGCTCGACGACACGAAGTCGCGCAGCTGCTCGGCGGCCCGCTCGAACATCTCGGCCAGCCGCTCAGCAGCGGGAGCAGCGGCCCGCAAGAAGGGCTCCGTGGCCTGAGCCAGCGCGGTCATGCCATCGAAGGCGTCGTCCAGCGCGGGGTCGAGCTCGCCCATCATGTCGGCGAAGTTCGTCTCGCGGGCCACCCCGGCCATCTGGCGCCCGAACTCGTTGACCGAGTCCGCGGCGATCTGGAGAGCAGCGGACATGTCGGGGATGGTCTCGTCGGCCATCGACGCGATCTCGTCGGCGAAGCCGCGGAACAGCTGGGCCTGGACGTCCTCGCGCAGCTGGCCCAGCTCGTCACGGATGTCGGCGAAGGCCATCGCCGCGGCCTGCGCCTCGGGGGCGAGGTTGCGGAAGGCGGCGCTGGTCTGGATCAGCGTCCGGTTCATCGGACGCCCCTCTGCGTTGGCCAGCGCGAACTCGTCGTTGACCACGCTCAGCGCGTCACCGAAGCCCTGCGCGCCGACGATCCCCGAGGCCAGAGCGGTGCCGAGCCCAGCGACCAGCGGAGCGGCCGCACCAGCAGCCCCGCCCAGCGCGCTGATGGCGGACGAGATGACCGACGTAGCCGAGGCGGTGACCCCCGACAGTCCGGCGGCCAAGGCATCGCCCATCGACAGCACGGCCGCGGCGATCCACTTGCCGTCGCTCATGCTGCCGCCGAAGCTCTTGCCGAAGTTGGTCCCGGCCTTGCTGCCCGTCTCGTCGAAGTTGCGCTCCAGCAAGGCGTCGGCCTTGGCCTTCGATGCGCGGTCGATGTCGACCTCGACGTCAGCCTCGATCGAGTCCATGTTGGCGTCGATGCGGGCCTTGGATTCCTGCACCGAGGCCATGTCCGGGCTGACGGCGATCGTGGCCTCGATGCCGCGCACGATGTTCTCGATCTCGCGCTCGGCGCGCCGGGCCTCCTGCTCCTGGAGGTCCACTCCGATCACGGCGTCGATCTGGTCGACGAACCGGCGCTCCAGGTCAGCCTCGGCGCGCTGGGCCTCGACGTCATCGAGCGTGACGCCGACCTCGGCCAGCAGGTCGTCCAGCTTCTCTTCGATCTGCCGCTCGACGCGGGCCAGGTCGCCGCGCTCGACCTGCACGCCGACCTCGGCCAGGAGGTCGTCGAGCGACTTGTCGATCTGCTGCTCGGTCTTGCGGAGCGAGCCCTTGTCGACACCGACCTCGACGTCCGCCTCGACGTCGTCGAGGGCCTTCTCGATCTCGGCCGCTGCCGCCTCGCCGCCGGTCTTGCCCGCTCGCTTGAGCTGAGCCTTGAGCTGAGAGGTGTCAGCGTCGACGGTGACTTCGATGCTGCCAACCGACCGGGCGGCCACTTCTCACCTCCCTCGGCTCAGGTGCTGGGCGGAGATGTTACGTGGCCGACGCTGCGGGGTCACCCACCGCCCTGGGTGGGGACACGCCGAAGGCGGCGGCGAAGGCCATGAACGCTTGGCCATCCTGCTCAATCTCAGCCTGCGTGACGACCGAGTGGTCGACGAACTCGCTCATCGGCAACGGGAACGGCCGGGCGAGGTCCATCTTGAAGTGTTCGACGTCCTTCACGCGCTGCACCGACCACCAGTAGACCGCGTTCAGGAGGCGGTCGAATCCGAGTTGGAAGTAGTCGACACCGCGGCCAGCTGCTTCGCCGTCGATCGCTTCCCAGTGGCTTGCCGCGATCCCGACGAGGTGGGCGGCCGTTTCGTAGGGCGGGCAGACCACTCCTCGATGAGGTACTGGACGACCTCGATCAGCACGGCCACGTCGAGCCCCTCGTGCAGCTGGTTCTCGATCTGCTTGTAGGCGTGGTCGTCGAGCACCGCGGCCAGGAAGTCGAACATGGCCCGGACCCCGGCCGTGCCGCCCTCGTACTGCTTGGCGAAGAACAGCGCCAGCTGGCCGGTGGTCGGCGCGTGGGCCACCATCTCGGCGAACTCCCCTTCGCGCACCTCGAACTCGAAGTGGACGTCGACGGGGTTGTTGACCGCCCCCGTGCCGCGACGAGCTGCGGTCCCAAACTGCTTCATGGTCATAGATGACCTCCCCGCGGGGGACTCTACATATCCACGCGGGCCGCGATCCCTGCCGACCCCAGCACGGCCACCGTCGCCTTGCCCAGGATGTGCTCACCGGCACGGGCCGCAGTCTTGCTGCCGACCCGCTTGGGAAGGGTGTCGACGCGGGCGTTGAAGGCCAGCTCGCCGCGCGACAGCGGCCGGTCCTCGCGGCTGACCTTGCCCGGGCCACCGATGCGGACGATCGCCCCCCCGTAGGCGCTCCACGAGAAGATTTGCATCTTGCCGCTGCTGGTGCGCCCCCACTCGACGTAGACCGCATGGTTCTGGCCGTTGGTCACGCGACAGATGACGTGGTGTCCGCTGGAGCCGCGCCGATCCCAGTCCCAGCTGGCCTTCAGCCGTCCGACGTCGCCGCCACGGTGGAGAGCGTTCTCCGGGTCATTGATCGGGCTGGTCGCCTCAGCGATGCTCTTGATCTCGCTCCCCACCTCATCGCGCCAGCGGAACACCCCGCCTCCGGGTGTGTTGAGTGCGGTGATGATCGCCCGGTCGGTGATCTTGACCCGGACCGAGGCCATCAGAAGACGTCCAGCGGCAGGTAGGCGATCCAGAGCCCCCCGACGCATCCCCCCGCAGGGCCGGACGGCTGGTAGGACTCGACGGCCAGGTCCAGCCCGCAGCACTGGAGGGCGAGGTACAGGGCCCGCGCGTCGAGCGCCTGGCGGATCGTCACCTCGGCCATCACCGCCGGGGGCACCAAGTTGCCGTCCTGCGGGGTGGGGAAGCAGCGCAGCGCGCCGACCTCCACGGCCAGCGCCAGCGGGCGGGCGCAGCGCTCGTCGACCACCGCGGTCGGGAAGGCGTCGTAGGGGAAGATGGTCCCGGCGCGCACGTAGCCCATCCCGCACGTGTCGGTGCCGCACTCGCCGCAGTACTCCCACGAGGCCGAGGCCCCGGGGTGCAGCCCGCACCAGCACGTCTCCCCGGCGCCCTCGTTGGCGAGCATCGTGCAGACGCACTCCGAGAGCTGGAGCAGGGAGCCGACGATGGAGGGCATCGGCAGGACGGGCGGGTCGATGCTCATGGCCGCATCATCCCACCGGCTCGGTCAGGCGCCAGTCGACAACGTCCCTGCCGTTCCAACGCATGCTGACGACCTCCTGGCCATTCCACCATCCGGTGATGGTGTCTTGGCCCGAGAAGCCCGAGGCGGTCAGGACGAACCGGTAGGGGACGAGCACCGACGACCCGGTCACGCGGCGCCCGGATGCGCTGATCGTCTCGACGTAGACCAGCGCCGCGGTGCCCCGCTGGACGCGACGCCCGGTGGCCGTGACTGCCCAGGTGTGGGTGATGACGCGCGATCCCTTGGGCACGCGGCGTCCGCTGGCCGTGGTGTCCCACGAGTGGTTGAACCGCGCCGTGCCCTGCTTGACGCCGACCTCGGGGCTGACGCCCTGGGCGTTGAGGTGCCAGTTGACAGCGACGGTCTGCGCGCCCTTGGAGGTGCGCTTGCCGACCCCGGTGGCGGTCTCGGTCCAGGCGAAGGAGGCGGAGCCGGTCTTGGCGCCCACAGTGGGACGGACGCCGCTCGCCGTCACCGCCCACGTGTGGTTGATGGTTCGCGAGCCCTGCGAGGTCCGTCGACCGAGCGCGGTGGTGAGCGCGTTCCACGTCAGACCGACGAACCCGCTGACCGCCTTGCGACCTGCCGCGGTGACGGTCTCGGACCAGGCGACGATTGCCTCGGCGCGGGACTGGCGCGTGCCCGCGGCGGTGGTGTGGGCGTTCCAGTTGACGGCGGCCGAGCCCTGGTTGACACCGACCTGCGGAGCTACGCCGACCGCGGTCATCGTCCACGTGTGCGCCTCGATGACGATGGCCCTCGGCTGCCGCTTGCCGACCGAGGTCAGCGTCTCCAGCCAGGACGCGACGACGGTGGCCTTCGGTGTGCGCTTGCCCGCCGCGGTGGCCGTCTCCGACCACGCGAACGCCGCGCTGCCCTCGCTCGGCTCGGTTGGTGGCGGAGCGCTGCTGGGAGCGATGGCGACGAGCAACCCCACGACCCGCTCAGCGCCGGGCGTCCCCGGCATCGTCGGCACCAGCGCACCGGTCGAGACACCAGCGGAGGTGGGGAACGTGATGACCAGCGACGAGAAGAAGCCGTCCTCCGTCGCGTCGTACAGCTCGGTCGTCGTGGCGGGGGCGGTCCACCCGGAGCCGACGTCGCCGTTGTAGATGCCGATGCCGAGCGTGTTGCCGCTGACTGGCGTGAGGGCCACCGAGGGGCCGGTGTTGTTGCCACCGACCAGGTCCCACGCCACCGCGTGCGAGTCGATCGGTGTGTCCGGGTTGAACGTGCCCGCCTCGATGGGAACGACGCAGACCTGGGTCGAGCCGTCCGAGCCGAACGTGTATGACGTGGGCTCGCCGCTGGCCGCGACGACGTGCCACCAGAACCCGTAGGCGTTGCTGCCGCCAGGCGCGTCATCGCGCGAGACGAGCGTCCATGCTGCCGGAGCGGTCATGCGACTGATGGCGGCGTCGATGTAGAAGCCGTCGTGCCCGCGGCTGAACCCCAGGAGCAACGTGCCCGCCACCCACTCGGCGCGACGAGTGACGACGACGGTGCTGGCGAAGGCCTCGGCCACCGAGGGAAACGCCAGGTAGGTCGGCGGCTCGGATGGCTCGACTGATGGGGCGGGGGCGAACACGACGATGACGCCCGCGGCCTTGGCGGACGTGTCGCTCGGGATCACGCCTACCGTGGACGTCGGCGCATCCGGGATGGACGCATCGGCCGTGGCGAGCATCAGCGACGTCGACACCCCGGTGATCTCGTCCTCGACGGTGTATCCAGCGCCGACCGCCCAGTTCGAGAGGGTGAAGGCGTAGCCACCAGCGAAGATCAGCCCGAGGCCATCGGCCACGGTCGGGTCGACCGAGGGCATGACCAGCGGGGTCGTGGCGTAGTGGCTGGTGCGGTGCTCACCGATGGCGGCGATCGGGGTGTCGGGGTGAGCGCCCTTCAGCACGGCCATCATCAGACGCCCTGGCCCGAGGTCAGCGTCCGGGTAGGTCATCGTGTGCGTGGCCGGTTCGGACGCCGCCACGGGCACGTGCTTGATGTAGAAGCCGTAGGCCTGCTCGAAGAACGTGGCGTACTCGACGACGTCGGTGAACCCAGGGATGCCGATGTTGGCCAGGACATCGGTGGCGGTGTTGTCGCGGAAGTACCAGGCGACCAGGTGGTCACCATCCTCCAGGCCCGCGGGCGTGGTGATCGTCTTGGCGTTGGTCGGGTTGATGACGACGTTGCCCAGCGTCACGTCGCTGCCCGAGGGGGGATCGGGTGGCCTCACGCCCGCCGCTGACGCCGACCAGGCGTGGTTCACGGAGACGGCTGCGCTGAACCCGGGCGCGGCCTGGAGGACCGCGCACATGACCACCCAGTCGGCGGCGACCGCGGTGACGTTGTAGGTGATCGTCGCGTTGGCGGTGGGGACCTTGTACTGCCCCGCTGCGGTGACGCAGTTGGCGTCCGTGCCGCTGGTGGCGCTGCGAGCGAGCACCTGCGCGGACCATGAGCTGCCACCGCCCGTGTCGGAGTCCCCGGTGATGGTGCCGCGCGTCTCGTTGGCGATCATGCCGAGCACGAGGTCGCCCGCCAGGATGCCCGCGAACGCCTGCGCCGATGCCGCCGTGGCCGTGCCGGTCATCCCGATGGCCGCCGCGCGCGGCGTGTTGTCGGCTCCGATGAACGACTCCGCGTACGCGGCCTTGTGGGCCACCGCACCGGACAACGTGATCGTGATCGTGCTGCCCGCCGGGCGCGCCACTGTGGCCTTGGTGGCGAACATGCCACCGGCCACGCCCGCCGCCGCGGTCGAGCTGAATCCTGCTGCCTGGCGCAGGACGGTGTAGGTGTTGCCGCCGTCCGTGACGGTGAACGTCGGCGTCGTCCCGCTCAGGTTGTCGGAGGCCACCCGAACGACGACGAGGTCACCGACGTCGATGGCTCCCGTCGTGGTGATCGTGACGGTGGTGCCCGACGAGGTGGAGAGGCCGCTGCCGAGTGACCGCTTGAAGGCGGCTGGCATGGCTCAGCCCGCTACGTCGAGGAGCCGTTGACGGTGAGCGACGTGATCGTGTACTCGCCTGCCGCGTTGAAGGTCTGGTCGCCGGTGAGCTGGGCGCTGCCGTAGAACACGCCGCCCGTGGCCAGGCTCCACAGACCGACGTACTGCGCTGGTCCGTTGGCCGCGCCCCCGGTGAAGTTCTTGTTCGTGATCACGAGGTCGCCGTTGGAAGGGGCGGGCCAGCTCGCCGCAACGCGGGCTGCGGTCGAGGGGTTGAGCCCGGTGGCGCCGGGGTCGGCGGTGTGGATGGCCAGGAACGGCGCCGCGCCACCCATTGCCGTGGCCCCAACGTTGAGCAGTGAGTCGAGCAGGGCCATCAGTTCTCCTACGGTGCGAGACGGAGGTACAGCGTGTCAGGTTGTTCGTTGGCGGGGGGCCATTGGTCGTAGGGCACCGCGATGACGGTGGGGCCGCCAGGAGGGCCGGGAGGACCGGGCGTGCCGATCAGCGACACCGCCGCCAGACCCGGCTGCGCCACGGCCACCGTGGGCCGCGGGGGCGCGGCCAGCGCAACGGTGACGGTCGGGTTGGCGGCCAGGTCGACGACGAAGCTCATGACGCCGCCCGGGACACGTCCTTCGTCACGATCAGCGACCCGGCGAGCAGCGTCGTGACCTCGGCGCCCAGCGTCATCTCCAGGTCCCAGACGTAGACCGCCGCGGCCAGCGAGGCCGAGACCACCGCGGTCAGGATCACGTCGACGGCGTTCGTCATCCCGGGCACCGGCTGCACCAGGAGCGTCCCGGCGACCACGGTGTCGTCCACGTTGAGGCGGATGTCCGCGTCCCACGTCGCCGTCGAGATGTCGATGGGCGTGGTCCCGTTGGCCTCGGTGAGCGTGACGCGGAAGCGCCCCGAGTCGCCGCGGTAGGCGCACAGGTCGAGCTTCTGCGGCTGCGTGAAGCAGGTCGCCGCCATGAGCTCAGGAGCTTCGAGGTGGAAGTCCGGCAGGCCCAGGGCCGCGCGGCTGATCGTCGCCGTCACGGCGTCACCTCCAACTGGGTCGACTGGTAGCGGTGCTTGGCCCAGGGCACGTCCGGGCTCCAGACCATCGGCGGGACGACCATCCCGTGCGGGTTGACGCTGAGGATGTAGGCGTCGACCTCGCGGATGCCGGTGAGGCCGCCATCGAACAGCGCCGTGGAGAACGTCATGCTGACGCCCTGGCGGGCGATCGAGGTGACGGTCGAGGGCAGGCGGCACTTCGCCCCGCTGCACGCCTTGGAGTATTCACACGCCAGCACTCCAGCCGCCCACAGCCCGGCCGAGTCGGGGACGATGCCGGGGATGTAGATGATCCCGAAGCTGCCGGGCTCGGTGAGCGGGGCGTTCATGTCCTGGCAGGACGGGAAGCACAGGCCATCGGTCCGCACGATGCGGTGGCCGTTGTCGACCCGGTAGTCCTCGGACGGTTGCAGGACACCGCCGAGCGTCACGGAGACGATCCCGGCCACTGGCCCGGGCATGACGATCTCGCACAGGCGCTCGCACGAGCACTCGGGGCCCGCGCAGACGCAGTTGATCCACTCCCCGGCGCGCAGGCCCGCCCGGACCCAGCTGGACCGCGCGTCGAGGTGGTGCGTCCACCACTCCGTGCACGGGTCGCAGGGCGGGCCGAGACACGGCCGGACGATCGCCGGACAGTTCCCGACCCGCCCAGCCGTGAGCGTGCGGAGCGTCGACCACGCCAACTCGGTGGCGCGCTCCTGGAGGTCTGGGTCTACCGAGTCCCAGTCGTCACAGCACTCGTAGTTGGGCTCGAACGGAACACAGGCCACGGGGCATTCTCGCGCCTGCTACTTGCGGGCCGACTGTGTCGCGGCCTCTTCTCCGGCGCTCTGCGTCCCGACCACCGCGGCACGTCCCGCCACCCAGGCCGCGCCGTCCCAGTACATCTCGCCCGGGGCACCAGCGGTGGAGCCCTGGACGTACTGGCCCGCGGTCCACGCCGTGGTGGGTGAGGCCACGACGGTCGTCGCGGCGGCTGCGTTGGCGGGCCGGTCGGCGCCGCTGGGCGTCCAGGTGCCGGGCGTTCCGGCGGTGGCACCCGTGGCTGCCGTGCCCTGGGGCACCAGCTCGACGCACCCGTCCGTGACCTCGGGCGGCGGGACCGTGGTGAAGATGGCCAGGAGGTGGTCATCGACGTCGAGCGGGTCGTTGAGCGGTCCGGCGACACCTCCGTCGTCGACCACGTCGTAGGGGCCAGTGCCCCAGCCGTTGCCGTCGCGGGTGACCGCGCCGGTCACCGTGAACGTGATGGCTGCGTTCTCGATCGTGAAGTCACCGATCACTCCGGCCTGGAGGCAGGGCAGGAGCAGGTAGCCGAAGGCGCCACCCTCACCCGAGCAGGCCACGCCTGGCACGCCCATCCACACTTCGAGGGCGAAGCCGCTGTCGCAGACCCGGACCTTGGAGTTCATGCGGAAGCCGATGGCGTTGCCCTCGCCGTCGAGCACCACGGGCTGGCCGGTGACGAGTGAGAACAGGCACGGCGTCACCTGGCAGAACGTGATCTCGACGTTGTAGCCCTGGAACTCGGGACAGCCCGCGTCGCGCACGCACGTGGCGCCGTTGGCGTTGGTGATGACGATCTCTTCGGGCTCGTTGATGTTGGCCGTCAGGGCGACGCTCACGAACCCGTCCGACACCGACTGGTTGTCGGGCCCGTACGCAGGCGAGCAGCAGCCGTCGAGGGCGGTGACCCGCATCGTGCGACCCCGCACCAACGGAAAGGAATTGGTGGGCATTACGCGCTCCTGTTCATGAGCAGGTCACTTCGACCTTCGCCACGAGGCAGTCGAAGACGGGGACGTAGACGCGCTCGGCGAGGGCGCGCATGGGGGCGAAGTCGCCGCCATCCAGCACCTGCTGGGGGACGGAGAACGAGTTGACCGGTCCACGCAGCAGCGTGATCTGGCCGGTCACGTACATCGTCCCCTCGGTGACGGTGACGGGGACGGTGATGGCCGTGGTCAGCGGCGCCACCCGCGACCCGGAGCAGGTCGACAGGGTGCCGTCGAGGTTGGCGTGGAGGGCGCCGTGGCCGCAGGCGCACTGCACGTAGAGGCGCGGGATGAGCAGCGTGGGCTTGCCGCCGTAGACCGTGGCCGCGAAGGCCTCGGCCGCGCCGATGCCCGCCTGGATCTCCATCGGTCCGCCGAGGTCGATGACGTCGGCGTCGACAGCGAGCATGGCGTCGATGTGCTGGTCGACCGCTCGACTCTCACCCAGGGCCAGACGGTTGCGGGCACGGGCCTCGGACTCGTCCAGCTTCTGAAGGTCGCACGACACCCCGGCGTAGACGGCGAAGGGCTCGCCGAACACCACCTCCGGGTTGGCCTCGAACAGCTTGCGCCCGGTCGGGGAGATGTCGCACCACTCCGACCATTCCTCGGCCGTGGCGCAAGCGTCCGTCAGGGCCTGCACGCCCATCAGCTCGTGACCGGAGGTGTCGATGACCTGGGCAACGCTGACCACGCCTCCGCCGAGGGGCTCGGGATCGGGCAGCGTGATGTAGGCCCTGGCTCCTGTGATCATGCTCATCGACTCACCTCCTCACGATTTCCGGGTGTGCAGGACCGATCAGGCCGTGGCGTCCGGCGGCATCATGCAGGCGATGAGGTCGTTGGCGGCGGTGCGACCGCTGACGCAGACGGGGATCTCGATGGCGCACGTGTGCGTGCAGCGCTGGACGGCGAGGATGCCTTCCTCGATGAACAGGGCCGTGTAGATGTTCTGCTCCAGCGAGGTGGAGTCGTAGACGGCATCCATGTTGATGACGTCGATCGAGCCCTTGACCCACGTCCCGGCTGGGTACATGAGCACCTTCACGCTGGCCGGGAACGTGATGAGGCAGTCGTTGGTCGGATCGACCACCGGGTCCTGGAAGTCGAACACCCACTGGACGCTGAGGTTGCGGTCCGAGAACCACTTGTTCACCGCGGCGTCGCTGGCGTCGGGGTTCCACGTCCGCATCCCGAGGTCTTCCTTGATGAAGGCCTTGAGCCAGTAGGGCGCCACGACCTCGATCGTCTGGGTCTCGCCCATCCGGTAGCGGTAGCGCATGCCCATCGCGGCCATGCCGATCGCACCGAGCGAGATGCTGATCGAGTCCATGTCGGTGGCGAACGTCGACGTCCCGGCGGCCAGCTCCATCGTGTTGATGAGGTAGGCGTTGACCTTGTGCTGGTGGGCGACCAGCGCACCCTCCATGAACCGGCGGACCAGCTCGGGGTACGTGGCCTGCGTGAGCAGCGGGGCCTTCACGCACAGACCGATCAGGTCAGCCCTGATCTCCTCGAAGGGCGGGCAGTCGACGATGCAGCAGGTCTTCTGGGCCGTGCCTGCGATGACCGCTGCCTCGGTGAACTGGAACCCACACTCGGCGTAGATGTCGCCGAAGTCGGGACCCTGCGTCCAGCGGATGCCGCCGCGCGGGATGGCGATCTCCGGGAGGTCGAGGATGCCCTGCACGGTCTCGTACTGACAGAGGTCGTAGAGCGTCTCGGAGGGTGAGCACCAGCCTCCGGCGGCCACGAGCGATCCACCGGGCAGGCGCGTCTCCATGCCTGCCTTCTGGACCAGCTCGTAGTCGTCCATGCCGCCGGACACACCCGCGACCAGTTCGCCGTAGCCCTGCTTGTGGATGAGGGCTGCGCCGTAGCGCTGGCGGACGCCATCGTCACCACCGATGCGCTGCGTGGGCAGCGCCTTCATGCGGTTGATGATCGCCACTGCCGCCGCGCTGAGACCTTCGAGCGGAGCCCCGGTGGGGATGCCTGGGACGTCCGCTGCGGCCACCAAGGAGGCCACTTCGGTGCGCCGCGCAGGGACCTGCGGTGGCGCACTGTTGGCCGCAGCGCGGCGGGCAGGCGAGGCCGCCGCGGCGACGGGCTCGGGCTGGATGACCTCGTCCGGGACGACCGCCTCCGGCGTGACCTCGGCGACGACCTCCGGCTCGGGGGTCGGGGCGGGCGTCTCGGCGATCTTGTGCGTGTGATCGGCCGCAGGCGCTGGCGCAGGGGGCGGGGTCGCCAGCTGCTGCTGCAACGCCTCGGCGCGACGCACGCGCTCGGCATCCGTCTCCTTGGTGCGCTGCTCGCCTCGGACCTGGTTGATGAGGCCGACCAGGCGCTCACCTTCCACGATCGTCGCCTCGTCGCTCTCGGCGGTGACGCCCAGCGTCCGCAGCGCGTCGAGTCCCTGGTCGATCAGGGCTTGCAGTTCCTCGACGCTCAACGCGGGAAGGTTCTCGGGCAGCTCGAACATCACGGCCTCCGTCAGTCGAAGCTGGGAATGGGACAACAGGCCCCACCACCTCGCCGCTGTGCGGCGGGCATCCGGGAGCTGCGCTCGGACCGGACGGGTCGGGATCTGGGCCGCACTGTAGACCACGCCTGTTGCCAGGGCAATCATCGGTGGGACAATGACCCTCTGACGGGGTTCAGCCGTTGGGCTCCGGGAGGGGGGAGTGGCGGTGGAGCTGCACCCGTTGGTCCAGCTGGAGTGGCGTGAAGACCACACCCTCTCCAGGCGATCGCTCATCTGGATCGAGGAACACGCCGATCCTGGGGATGCCCACCCGATCTGTACGGCGGTGGCCCAGCTGCGCGCGCTGGGGGTCGATCGACTCACGTAGCACCGGAGTGGGTAGGGCTCCTCGGTCCGTCAACCAAGGAGACGCACGATGAATCAGACCGACCGGGTCGGCAGCTACGACGAGTGGGTCGGGCGGGATGCCTTCGACCGCCACGGCAACAAGCTGGGCGAGATCAAGGACATCTTCTACGACGACGTGACGCAGCGCCCCGAGTGGGTCGCGGTCAAGGCCGGGGCCTTCAAGGGTCAGCGCCTCGTGCCGCTCGCCGGGGCCGCACTCCACGGCGACGACGGGAACCTGATGCTGAACTTCGACAAGGAGCGGATCATCGACGCTCCGAACTTCGACGAGGACCAGCATCTGAGCCCCGAGCAGGAGCAGCGCCTGTACCAGCACTACGGCTACGACTGGGCGAGCCGGGGCAAGGACCACGGCTACGGCACCAGCTTCACCGACCAGCGCTTCGACAAGGACTACGACCGCTCGAAGATGGGCGCCATCGGCGCGGTCGGCACCGAGCGCACCCACGAGCGCACCGAAGAGGTGCCCGTGAAGGGCATCGTCGAGGTCCCCGTCGACACCACGGTGCGTCTGCGCCGCTGGGAGACCCAGAAGCAGTCCACCCGCACCGTGCAGGTCCCCGTGACGGAGACCGAAGAGCACGTCGAGGTGGTCGGACAGGAAGGGAAGGTGTCTCGTGATCACCGCTCGTAAGGCCCTGGCCGCTGGCGCCGCCGCCACCGTGCTGACGTTCGCCCCCGCCACGATGGCGGGCGCCACGGTCCCCGACGACGACGATGTCGCCGAGGCCGTGGGCGTCGATGACGATGACGACGACAGCGACAAGACGGGCCTGTGGGGTCTGCTCGGCCTGCTCGGTCTGGCCGGGCTGGCCGGGCTGCGTCGCCGCCCCGAGCACCACATCGGGACGACCACGCGGGTCCAAGCCGACACCACGCCGCGCGGGTCAACCTCCACGGGGCACTGACCTCTAGCATCCGCCGATGCAACTGAGACGGGCAGCAGCAGTAGTTCTCATCGCGACCGTGGGCCTGATCGCCTGCGATGACGATGGAGACGACGACGATGACGGTGCGCCGCTCGCAGCGGCCACCGTCCCTGACGCCACGGTCGTCACCGACACTCCCAACGCGGTGACGGCCGTGGCGACCGACTACCGCTTCGACGGGCTCCCGGCGACCACGCCGGTCGGGACGCAGTTCAACCTCCAGAACGACTCCACCAAGGAGGTCCACGAGATGGTCATCGTCCGCATCCCGGACGAGGTGACCGAGACCGTGGGCCAGCTGCTGGCGCTGCCCGAGGAGGAGCTGGACGCCAAGGTCGGTGACATCGAGCCCTCAGCGGTGATCGTGGCCCTGCCGGGTGAGACGGGCCGGGCGATGGAGGGCGACGGGATCATCGACGAGCCGGGTCGCTACGCGGTGCTGTGCTTCATCCCGGTGGGTGCCGACCCGGAGATGATCGCTGAACTGATGGAAGGCCCACCGCCCACCGGCAACGAGCAGCCACCGCTCGGTGACGGGCCGCCGCACATCATGGAGGGCATGTACGCCGAGATCGTGGTGGAGTGAGCCGTTGTAAGGGGTCCTATGTCGCGATCGTCGCGACTCCCCTGAGATTTCTCAGACCTTGATGGTCTGGTACTTCCCACCCTCGGCGCGGAGGATCGCCATCGCCGCGCTGAGCGAGGCCACCGTCTCCTGACGACCGGCCTTGGTCGTCACCACGTACTTCTTCTTGCCGCTACCGCAGTTGCACATGCTCAGGTCACCGTGAAGGCGGAGTTGTTGGACTCTTCGGGACCCTGGCGCACGGTGAACTGCTTGGTCCCGGCCGTGGTCGGGTCGTAGCTCGTCGTCAGGCGGGTCTGGTTGACGTAGGTCGTCGGCACAGCCACGTTGTCGATCTCGATCACAGCGGTCGGCAGGAAGTCCGATCCGTTCACCGTCACCGTCACCGCACCGGCCGCCGCGGCGACCGTGGCGGGCGAGAGCGAGGCGATCCGTGGATCGGGGACAGCACCGGGATCACCGACGTCGAGGCGACCCCACCCACCGTGGCCGGGGGCGGTCGTGCCGTGGTTGGCATGGCGAGTCGCCCAATCCTGAACCCCGTTCTGGGTGTTCGGAACGAGGTTCGTCACCGTCTGGTTGGTGAGGTCGGACATGGCGTCACCGTACTCTCGGCAGATGGGCAGACCCGTTCTCCTGGATCTGTTCTGCGGCGCGGGCGGCGCAGCGATGGGCTACTGGCGCGCCGGGTTCCGCGTGATCGGGGTCGACATCGCGCCCCAACCGCACTACCCCTTCGAGGTTCGCCGGGGCAACGCCCTGTGCCCACCGATCGCCTTGCACCACGTCGCCGCCGTGCACGCCAGCCCCCCCTGCCAGGCGTACTCGGTCGCCAACAACATCCACGGCAACGACCATCCCGAGCTCATCGAGGCCACGCGCCAGATGCTCCAGGCGAGCGGCCTGCCGTACGTGATCGAGAACGTGCCGGGCGCGCCGCTGCGCGATCCGGTGCGGGTGTGCGGGCGGGCGCTCGGGCTGTCGGTGAAGCGCCACCGCTACTTCGAGTCCAACGTGACGCTCACGGGGACCGAGTGCCCACCGGGGCACATCGGTGGCTGGCTGTCGGTGTACGGGAACACGGTGATGACGCGCGGGAAGGTCATCGGGCGGGCCAAGGGCGGAGGGCCGCGTGTCCACCGCGCCCACGTCGAGCACCACTACGGCCGCACCGCAATGGGCATCGACTGGATGGACGCCAACGAGCTGTCGGAGGCGATCCCCCCGGCCTACACCGAGTGGATCGGCGCCCAGGTCATCGCGACGCTGAGGCCTTCTCCTTGAGCCACGGCGGACGGTCGTCCTCGGCCTTCTCGCACTTCGCCATGCGCGCCTCGTAGGCCTTGTCGGACTCGTCGTCGCGCCGCTTGCCACAGTCAGGCTTCTCGTCCTTGCCCGTGGCGCCCTTCTTGAAGTTGTCCGGGATCGCGGCCATCAGGCGCTCGGCCCGCAGCTGACGTCCGGTGGCGGTGACCGCCGCGGCGCGCTGGGCCCGCTGCTGAGCGGCTTCACGCTCATCGAGCGCACGCTGCACCGCGAGCACCATGCGGTCCTCGGACATCGAGTTGGGGTCGGTGGCGACGATCGCCGCAGCGACCAGCGACATCGTGCGCCCCGCCGACGCGGCCATCTCGACGCGCGGGATCGGGAAGCCCGGGACGTTCACGGCCAGCGCGGCCACCAGCTCCAGGTTTCCGCCGATGCGCCGCCAGTCGCCCGACAGCGCGCCCGTGGCCTTGAGGACGTACACCTGGTGCTCGGAGACGCCCGGACGCATGGCCCCGGCGACCCAGATGCCCCACTGGTCCTCGCCTGCGTTGACGTCGGCGACGCCCGTGCCGGTGTTGTCGTAGTGGGAGACGGTCTCCGCCGGACCCACGTCCTTCCCGGCGTGGCCGGTGTCCATCGTGATCTGGCCCACCGCGACCAGCTCGCCCTCGCGCGTCTCGACCTCGCCCGTGCGGAAGTGGGCGTAGCTCGTGTTGGAGCGCGGAGGCGTGACGCACTCGCCCGTGATCCCCACATGGCATGTGTCCCAGGTGGCGAGGTGACCGAGCACGCGGCCGTCACTGGTGATGGTCAACGGGGTCGGGGCATCGAAGCCCGGGTCGTCGAACCACTCCTTCGGGTACAGCAGCATCGGGCTCTCCTCCAGTTCGTTGGCCGCCGCGAATGCCGCGTCGATCATGGCCAGGGTCTCGGGCGAGGTGTCGTCCTCGGCGGTGGCCTCCAGGGAGGCGTCGCTCTTGCGCCCGCCACTCTCGGGGTTCCAGATGCCGAGTGCTTCCTTGTGCATGTTCTGGCACGTGCCCCAGGCGTGGGGTCCGACGTACTTGCGCAGGTTCTTGGCGCAGCGGGTCAGGTCACCGGGCGAGCCCCAGCCGATCTTGGCCGCGCCGGGTCCCTTGACCCAGTAGTTGCGGAGGCGCTGGGTCTCGCGCGGGTGGGTGAGCCAGCCGGGCGCGTCGTGGGTGCCGGGGGGCGAGCTGCTCTTGGGCCATCCCTCAAGGAACGTTTCACCTTCGACCGGAGCCGCAAGCAAACCGGCCTCTTCCTTGTCGGTCGCCTCGTCCTCTTCGGCGCTCGCGGTCCAGGAGTCCGGGATGAGCGAGGTCAGCCCGAGGGCCTTGGCGCGGCGGCGGATGTGCGCCCTTGCCTTCGCCGGGTCCTTGGCGCGGCCGATGGCCTGGATGGCGTTGCGGAGGTCTTCAGCGTTGGCGATCGGGAAGCTGCCATCGGGCATCGCCGTGTGGCGCTTGGCCATCTGCTTGCGCTTGGCGCTGTCGAACGCCCGGGCCACCAGCTCGGGGTCGTCCTCGGCAACCAGCGCCGAGGGGCGGGCGAGCCCAGCGACGCTGGCGGACGGTGCGGGTGCGTCCACCGCTGCGGGCACAGCGGCTGCCGAGAGCGTTGACGGCTGCAAGGTACAGCGGCAGTTGATCCAGACCTCGGGCGGCCCGATGGGCTGGCCCGGGTAGAGCAGCGGGACCCCGCCGACGAGGAACGGCTGACCGGCCGCTTGCACCTCGCCGTGGAGAGGCGTGTGCAGGTCGCGCACCCGGTCGTCCTCCATCGTCACCCAGCGCATCGGCGTGCCGGGAGGGGTGGCCGAGAGGACCGCCGCGTTGGACGCGGCGACGCTGACCATCGCCGTGACCCGGTCGACCTGTTCCTCGGAACCGTCTGGCTCGGTCAGGCTGATGGCGTTCTCGATCGACGCGACGAAGGCCGCGGTGCCCTCGGTGGGCTCGTCGGAGATGTCGTCGTAGGCCATCGCGAAGGCGTCCGCAGCGATCTGGCGCAGCTCCCGGTCGCGGGCCCGGGTGTTGGTGCGGCTGAGCGCGGTGGCGACGTCGCCGCGCAGCAGTTCGGCCAGCTCGGCGGCGTTCACGGGACGGGCGCCAAGGGGAGCGGGCGGGAATGGAGCAGGGCGCCGAGGACGACGGTCGAGTGGGGCCGCTTCGAGCTGAGCAGGCCGCGCACGTAGAAGTCGAGCGTCTCGACCACCCCGTCCACGTCGTCGGTGTACGGGGCCAACAGGTCATTGGCGCAGTCCCACGCCCCGGCCAGGAGCTTGTCCACGTCGCCTCCCAACGTGCGGTAGACGTCGGTCGCCGTCATGCTCGAAGTGTCGGTGCGCGGGTGGGCGTTCCGCAAGCGGTTCCCCGCCCGCTCCAGCGCCCGGAACACGAGCGCATCGCAGCTGGCGGCGAGGCCCTCGGGCACGCGCTCAGCGCGGGAGCGTCCCGCGTCCTCATCGGGCAGTTCGCGCCGGGCGATCGCGGGCACGGTGTCGGTGCGGAGGTCGTCGGGTGGGGGCCGGTTCTCCCCGTCCACGACGATCGGGCCGAAGTTGATGCCGAGCATCGCCAGCGCGGCCTGGGTCTGTTCGGGGCTGGTCGAGCCGGTGGCGATCTTCCGCAGGAGCCAGCCCTTGAACTGCTCATCCACGGGCGCATCCTCCGGTTGGAAGCCGGTTTCCCGCCTGAGAGCGGGGCCAGACAACTCGCCCCGGTCGTACAGCTCGATCGCTTCCTCGGAGCGGTTGGGCCGCAGGCGGATCGACGCCGTGTCAGCGATGACGTAGAAGTCGTCCGGGTTGGTGACCTGGCCCTTGAGCGACGGGCGCAGGTACGACGTGGTCATGGCACCCGCAACGATCGCCAAGCGCGGTTCCAGGTGGGCCTTGACCGCGGACTCCTCGGAGAGCCAAGCGTTCCAGTGGTTCGCATCGGCCACGCCCAAGAGCACCTCGGGCGGGACATCGAGGCCGAGGGCGAGGCGCTTGATCGCCGCGTCGCGCATCTCGACCACCGCCGCGTCGAGCTCGGTCCAGAACTTCAGGTGCTCGTTCTTGCCGAGGCTCTCGGTCGGGACCATCGCCACGATGGGGACCAGCGCGCTCGGGTTGGACGGGTCGTGGATCGGCGTCATCATCGCCTCGCCGAGCAGGGCCATGAAGATTTCAGCCTGCGACGCCGCGGGGTCCATCCCGGGCGGAATCGGGAACTGCACCTCGTTCGACAGGAACAACACCCCACCACCGGCCAGGCGCGAGCGAACCTGGGCGGCGATGTGGGCGTCGTACGCCACGATCTGGGCCAGGGTCGCCAGATTGGCCCGGACCGGGGAGTCCGCACGAGTGGTGTCGCGGGGGTGAGCGGTCCACACCCGGATCGTCAGGTCGGACTTCTGCAACGGCTTCGCGCCACCCTCGGTGCCGAAGTCGGCCTTGATGAGCTGGCCGGGTTGCTGGGTGACCTTCCCGCTCGACAGCGTGTTCCAGTCGTCCTCGGATGCCCGGTTGACGACGTAGGCCTCGCCGGAGACGGTCAGGTTGACCCCGATCTTCTGGAGCATCTCGGTCTGGCCTTGCGGCCCGCCGTACAGCTGCTCCATCGCCTCGAAGGCCGGACCCTTGGTGACGGGAACGAGCATGCGCCCTTCGCGCTGGGCCGGGACGAGCATGGCCCGGGACATGACGTTGCCGATCCACGTCGCCACGTAGCGCAGCTCGGGCACCGTCTCCCAGTAGTTCCACGCCTCGGACTGCCAGCTCTCGGCACGCCCGGCCATGTTCCGTGACGGTGTCGGCAAGCGGACCGCTGAGGCCACGAAGCCGGTGGGAGCCTGTGGCTCAGCAATACGCGCCCGTGCCATTGGGCCGCGACACTACGCCCCTCGTTCCCCACGTCGGGGAACGAGGGCACCCGAGCGAGGGTCAGGCGGTGTCGTAGTGGTCTTCGTGCCAGGAGGGGAACACGCCCGAAGGCTCCTCCTGGGGCTTCCAGCCCGTGCGCTCACGGGTCTCGAAGCTCTTGGTGTCCTGGAGAGACGTGCCGCCGCGCTCGCGGCGCTTCGTCTCGATCTGGCGCAGCCCCTTCTGGTCGGGGTACTGGCGCGCCTGGCCGGTGTCGGTGTCGGTCTTGCGGCGCCGCTTGGGCTTCGCCTCTTCCTCGACGGGTGCTTCGGTGGTCTCGGTGTCGGTCACTTCGGTTCGGCCTCCGGGTCGTTGCCGCCGCCCTGGTCGTGCGTCGGACCCTTGTCCTTGCTCTGGCCGCGGTTGTCGGGCTTGTCCTTGATCGGCTTGCCCTGCTCGTCGAGCTCTTCGTCGGGATCGACGGGCTTGGTGGACGGGTCGTCACTCATGCCGCGAGTCTCCCTCATCTGCGCTGCCACCAATCGCCGACGAGCACCCCGATCACCAGCCCCACCGAACCAGCGAGGACGAAGCCGAGCAGAGCCCACGCCGCGGCCATCACTCCCGCTGATCGGGGGGGATGTCGCGGGTGCCCATGTAGCCAGCAAGCCACGAAAGCGCGGCGATGGAGTTCACGAACCACCACGTCCAATGCAGGTCGCTCGCCCACGCCCATCCGACGATGATCGCGGCCACGTAGGGCGACGTACACCACACGCACTCCACGAGCACGCCCCACTTGCCGGGGACGAGGCGGGTGAAGCGGTCCGTGAGCCAGCGGGTCGGCGGGTACTGGTCGTCGACGATGAGCCGGGTCCACCGGGCCACGGCGAGGATCGCCACGATCGCCGCCGAGACGAGGACGAACGGGTCGTCGAAGGTCAGGGGCGAGGCGTCAGAAAGGAGGGCCATGATGGCGGGCCTCCACTTCGCCTCGCCACAGCGCCACCTCACCGATGATCGCCGTGCTCTCCTCGAACACGTCGATCTCGATGGTCCAGGACTCGTGGTCGAAGTCGGAGTCGAAGGCGCGCAAGCGGATCAGCGCCTCCTCGCGGACGCTGGCCGCGGTCTGGCCGTGGACGTCGAAGCGGATCGTCGTGATCATGCGTCCGCGTGTTCCCGGCGCCACTCGCCCAGACGCTCCACCGGGACCACGACCTCGGCACAGTTGTCGAGCCCATCCCACTCGACGTCGCCGGTCATGACGAGCTCGACCCGCTCGTCACCGTCTTGGACCCAGAACGGGGGGATGCTCCCGGGGAGGACCTCCATCCACACGCCGTTCAGGTGGTCCGGGACGAGGCGGAAGACGATGAGGCGACTCGTTGCGGTCATGAGGTGCGGCCCGGTGAACTGGCGGGTTGTCCACCTGGCGGGCATCGAACCTGATCTGGCCACCGGACCGCCCGGCCAACGTAGCCCTTCATGCCAGCAGGTCTTTCAGGTCACCGAGCATGACGAAGGCCTCGGCTTGGCCGTAGCGCTCCATGAGGTCGTTGAAGTCGACGTTCACGTTCAAGCTCCCGGTGGGGATCGTGCCCAGCGTCTCGAACGTGGTCGTGATCGTTTCCTCGGGCTCGTCCGGCATCACCGCTCCAGATCGACGAAGCGGACGTCGGTCAAGCCGTCGTGACCGTGGATCGTGCGCACGCTCTCGATCCCGTGGTCGTGGAACACGACCGAGGTCGGGTTCTTGCCGATCCAGCGCAAGGCCACCGTGCCATCGGTGAACTCGACGCCTTCGGCGACGATGCCGGTGCCGCTGACGCCGGTGACGTCGGTGGCGCGGTGAAGTTGGAAGGCTCTCATGGGGTTCCTTTCATCGGCGGATTCCTTGCAGGTGGCGACGCATGCGCGCCGTGTCGTCGTCGCGGGTACGGAGCTGGGTCGGGCTGGCGACGGTGGCCGCGGCGGACTTGCCGAGGACGGACGTGGCCCCGTGGACAAGAGCGTCGAGGCGGTTGGGGCTGTCGCGGTCCTCGTAGGGCTGCCAAGAGGTCAGCTCTTCCTCCAGCTCCTCGAAGACGCCGACGTGGTGGGCGCGGTGTTGCTCGTAGACGCCGACGATCGGCTCGGCCCGGATCGCCTTGCCCCGTCGCGAGTGGACCCCGATGACCCGCTTCGTGACCCCGGCCATGCGGAGGTTGTTCGTGACCATCTCGCCGCCGTAGTTCGTCTCGGCCACGACGGCGTCGGCGCCGAACTCCTCGTACGCCGCGTCCACGGCCAGGGCCCACCCGTACGGCGAGAAGCGGCCCGAGCGGTCGGCGAGAACGTAGAGGTGGTCGTTGTAGGCCCCGACGACGACGATCCCGGTCTCGTCGTTGGACTTCTTGGCCCCTCCGGCCGGGTCGACCCCCACGACCACGCGCTGGAAGTGGTCGGGGGGCTTGGGCACCCGGTCGGGCTCGATCAAGTCGTACGTCCACAACGCACCCTCGACGTCCTCCAGAACCTCGCCGTACAGCTCTTGCCGCCCGAGGCGCGTGCCTTGGTACTTGCGCAGAATCCGCTCGGCGAAGGCGGGGGCGAGGTTGTCGAGGTTGTCGTAGGTCGAGGCTCGGGAGATGCGGGTACCCGGTTCCTTGAGCGTCTCCTTGACCCACGGGCGGGGCTTGGGCGTCGTCGTGCACACGACGCGCGGCCGCTTCCCGATCCGCAGGCCGAACATGAGGTTGTCCCAGGCCTCTTGGACGAGGGCCCAGTGGGCCGGTTCGTCACACCACGCGTACCCGTGCTCGGGGCCGCGGAGGCGGTCGGGCTCCTCGGCGGAGAAGATCGTCCCGATGCACCCGTTGGGCCACGTCAGTCGGCGCTTGGAGGGCTCGAAGTTGGGGCGCAGGCCGGGCGGGGCGATCGTCATCAGGCCGCTCTCGCCCTCGATCATGGTGTCGCGGGCGTCGGGTCCGGTCGCCCCGACGAGGGCGATCCGCCCCGTCACCTTGGCCATGCGATGGGTGAACTCGGACCCGGTGCGCGTCTTGCCCGAGCCGCGCCCGGAGATCAAGAACCACGTCAACCACTCGTTGTCCATCGGCGGGTGTTGATCGGCCCGCGCATGGTTCCAGGTCCACGTGTCGTGGGGCTTGCCGTCACAGCCCGGACGGGGGCAGTAGAACGGGCGCCAGTCCTCCGACGAGCGGGCCTTCAGCGCCTCCAGGGCACGCTGTTGCGCTTGGGGGGTCCATTGCTTGTAGGCGTCGGGGTCCACGGTCACGGCCGGATCATCCCCCCGTTCAAGATGAACGGCAAGGCGTCGGGGTCGACCCGGTCCACGGCCACGATCGCCGTCCCGAGCAACCGCCGCACGTACGTCTCCATCGGCAACCCCCGATCGGCGGCGATCCGCGACAACAAGCGCTTCTCGTCCAAGGTGATCCGAATGCCGAGACGGGCCATGCCCGGCGCCCCGGCGACCGCGTCGCCGTAGTTCCCGCCGAGGGCGCGCCACCGCCACATCCGCTCTCGGGGCGTGTCGTCCAAGGCGATCATCGCGCTCCGTACCCACGCCGCCACTTCGTCCGCGTCGGCCTCACGGCTCGGCAAAGGCCTCATCGACCACCTCGCCCTCGACGACCTCGGGCTCCATCGCCATCAGCTCAGCGGCCGAGGAGCCGAGCATCCCCGCCACCCACGCGTCGATCTCGGTCGCGGTGGGCGTGTGGATGACGACCTCTTGCGGGGCGTCGAGCCCGTACAGCTTCGACAGTCGGTCGATCAGCTCCTTCGCCACCTTGACCGCGACGAGCTGTTCCGGGTGGTCGGGGTTGGTGGCCTTGGCCCAGACGCTCCGAAGCAGGCGCTCCAGGCGAGCCCCGTTCTCGGCGCGCATCCGCTCCCGCCCGTCGACGTCGTCCCACGCCCGAGCCTCCAACGCCTCTTCGGCCATGCGCCGGGCCACGAGCGCATTCGCCAGGCCGAGCGCCTCGGCCACGTCGTCATACCCCGCCCCGGCCAAGCGGAGGGCGAGCGCCGCCGCGCCGACCCGCTTCGGAGGGTCAGCCATTGGCCACCTCGTCCGTCACGTCGAGCCGCCCGAACCAGTCGTCGGCCGCCGCATGGCCATGTGTCCCGGTCATGGGGTTGACCCCGGTCTTGCGGAACTTGCCGCTGATCTCTTTGGCGACGCAGAAGCTCACGAAGTCGCTCAAGGACCAGTTCCGAGCCTCGGCCCGCACGCACACCTCGCGGTAGATGTCATAGGGCAACCGGATCGTCAGGGCGATCCGCGGCCCCCGGGCACGTCGAGGCATCGAGGTGCACCGTAACGCACCGCCTCACACCCGCCACCGCTTGTCGATCCCCCGGACGGCGCCACAGTCCTCACACCGGAGCAGCCCGCCCGTCACGGCGACGTAGCGCTTGTGCACGCACTCACCGACGATCGACCCGGCGGCCAAGGCGGCGACAGCCTCCTCAGCGACCCGCTTGCGGACCTCCTGACGAACCTGCTCCCGAGGGGTACGTACGTACGGTTCAGGGCGCGGCAACGGGTCGGCCACGAGCGGCGGCGTCACCGACCGAGGCACCACCGTCATCGTGCCCCGGGGAGCGAACGTCTCAGGAGCCGCCCCCTCCAAGATCATCCACTCCAGATAGGCCCCCCGACTCAGCGGACCCCGGCGGGCATCGAGCCGTTCGACAGCGGCAGGCGACAGACGAAGGGTGATGGCCCGGGCGGGACCGGACGAGTTACGGAGGGGCCGAGGCATACGTACACGATACCTCACCTGTAGCGGATACGTATACGGATCGGAGGTCCAACTTGCGGACACTCGCACAGCGGGAGAGCGCCCTCCGGGCGTGCGCCCGCACGAGCTCAGCGGACCGCCCCCACCGCAGCCGTGTGACAAGTGACACACCGGAAATCCCCGCTGGGCGGAGTGATCCCCGCTGGCCGACGGTAGATTGGTACACATGAAAGGAACGGCGCCGGTGAGTGGAGCGATCCCCGCTCCCACCAGCGCCGATGGTGAATGAGATGAGCGAATGGAATGCCGACCAGCTCGATGAGGCCTCGCGTGCGTGGCCCGAGCTCCAGGGGGATGAGGCCAAGATCCGGGCCGCCCTCGACAAGGGGGTCAAGCTGACCTCGTGCTCCGATGAGCAGCGAGCCAACGTCGCCGATCTGGCCGATGAGCTGGGCATCGACCTCACGCCGGTCAAGTGGTACGCCGCGGCCCGCGACATCGACCGCATCTACCTGCGCCAGCACGGTCCCGACAACACGGCCCCGGCCATGCGGGAACTCGTCCGCATCCTCAAGGACCCGGCTGGTCCGTACCGGATGAACGCCAACCAGGTGGCCGCGGCCATCGGCATCCCGCCGAGGTTCATCAACGGGATGTACGCCGCGGGGGTCAAGGCCCAGGCCACGCCGGTCCAGGCCACGGCCTGATCCGATCCGGGTCGGGGGGGTGCGATCCCCCTGCCCCGGGAGGTGGGCGCTCGGGCTGCGGCTTGAGCTCCGACCTCCCGGTGCACGATGCCCCGGGACACGAGCACGTGAAAGGAACACATCATGCTCAAGCTCCTGCTCCTCCCCCTCGCAGCCGCTGGTGGCTGCGCTCCCGCTGCCTGCCAGCCAGCCAGCCCCGGGCCACGGCCCACGGTGGCCTGCCAGCCGGGCGTGGAGATCGTCATCGAGTGGGACCAGCCCGCACCGTGCGACCTCGACGGGTCGCAGACGCTGGTCCTGCTCGGGGGCACCGAAGCCCACTGCGAGTCGGTCGGTGGGCGCTGGGTCTACGAGGCCTGCGAGGACGTCGACTACTGAGGCTCGGCCTCGGCCCCGACCCCCTGTCGTGGGGGGTCGGGGCGCTGAGCTCAGGCATCCCGCCTGGGCTCGTGTGAAAGGAACACACATGGACGAGCAGGTGCCAACCACCTTGCGCTTGGCCTGTGGGGCGGACGTGCCCCACGAGGTCGGGACCAGGGTCTTCAACCACTACGACCGCAAAGCCGGACGCATCGAGCGCACCGCCAGCCGCAGCCAGCCAGACACGTCGGGCGCCTTGCCCGAGGGGAAGGCGTGGTGGGTGGACGTGCGCCACGACGACGACAGCCGGGCCATGCTCGACGGGAGTCGCATGTGCTCGATGGCGTTCGCCATGAGCCGGGGCTGGTACGTCGAGGATCAGCCATGAGGCTCAGCCTGGGCTTCGGCCTCGGACCACTGCGTCTGACCATCCCGCTCAGCGGCGGTGGGGGCAGCGGGAGGCCAGTCAAGAGCGAGGACCAGCTGCGCGCTGAGCGCAAGCAGCTGTACCAGGACATGCGCATCGCCCGAGCCGAGGGCATCTCGGTGCGCGAGGTGCGGGTGCGCCGGTACGTGACCCGCTTCCTCGTCGCCTTCGTGGTCGCCCTTCCGCCACTGCTGGCATACAACTGGCTGGTGGTCTGGTGATCCTGCGCTGGGCCAACGGCAGCGAGACCGAGAAGCTGCACAGCGAGGTCGACGTGTGCCGCGGGGTGGTCGCCATCCATCGTCGAGCCGGGAGCTGGGACGTGCACGAGCACCTCGGCGAGGACGGGCCAGTCGTGCTCGTCGGGAGCTACCTGCGCACCGAGTGGCGCGGATGATCGTGGCTGGGCAGGGCGCCATCCTGCCCAGCCACACCTTGGGCCTGCCCTGGCAGGAGCGTGGACACCTAGACCTCCATGCTGCGGGTTCGACTCCCGTCAGGTCCACTCTGGGTCAGTCCAGGCAGAGAGCAGCTTTGCGTTCCTTTCGCTGCTCGTGGGTTCGAGTCCCACCTGGCCCGCGACCCGGCACCCAGCCGGGCATGGAAAGGAACAGATGGACAGCAAGCGAGTGCTGCTGGCGTTGGGGGCGGTCGTCGTCCTCGGTGCGTGCAGCTCAGGGTCGCCGGAGGCCGAGGCCCCGACGACGAAGCCACCGACCGTGACGGAGGCACCGGCAGCCACCGAGCCGCCGACCACGACAGCCGCGCCGACCACGACGCAGGCTCCGACCACCACGGCCGCGCCCACCACCACGCAGCCGCCGACCACGACGCAGCCGCCGACGACCACCGCGCCACCGCTGCCGCTGGGCCCTGCCGACTACGGCATCACCCTGACCGTGACGAGCAACAAGTGCTTCGGCTCGGCCGGTGGCCTGGTCACGGTCGAGCCAGCGTTCTCGATCGTCAACCTCCGGGCGCTCGCCGTGCCGGTCACGATCATCTACGACGTCCAGGGGGGCGAGCACGTCCAGACGGACAGCGTCGACGTGAAGGCCGATGGCACGATGACCTTGCACCGAGCGGTCATCTCCACGGGCGCATGTGACGTGGTGCCCACCGCCGTCATCACGCAGGTGATCGAGCGATGATCGGCAACTGCATGGACGAGCAGTGGCACCCGGACCTGTACCCGGAGTTCGCTCCCGAGGGCATCCAGGTGGGCTGCGACCACACGGCCACGGTGCTCGTGGAGCGGGACGGGGAGCGGGAGGTGGTGTGCCAGATGCACGCCACCGCACGCCTCGCTGAGGCGCTCGACGCGGGCGCAGCCATCAAGCTCCGCACGATCGACGACACCGACCGCGAGCACCTCATGGCCGGAGCTGCGTACGCCGACAGCCTGGAGCTGGACCGGGCGCAGTACATGTGGCTGGCCCACGAGGGCCTCGACGGGAACATCGCCCTAGGCACGCCGGAGCACAGCCCGGAGTGCTTCGACGTGGGCTTCGAGTGGCGCCTGATGGAGCGAGTCGCCGCCTGGGACGCCGAGGAGAGCCGCTCGTGGGCTCGGGGCTACGAGCCCGTGCTGGACCCACCGAGCCACTACCGGGACATGCTGTGATGGGCGAGCCGATCGAAGTCGACTTCGCCGCTCGCTACTGGGCGGGTGACTGGACCGAGGGGGACGTCGGGCGCAGGCGCCAGGCGTGGGTGCTCGGGGCGGACGACGACCCGATCATCGTGTGGCAGGGCGACGAGGGCGCGTACCTCGTGCTGGCCATCACACCCGAGGGCACTGGCTACCGACTGGCCGACCTCACCGCCACGGACGGGCGCATCGCCATGAGCGATCAGTTCGGGACGAGGTTCTTCCAGGTGGGTGACGACGGGGTGGTCACGCAGGTCGAGGAGCAGCCATGAGGGTGATCCACCGCATCGGCTTCGTCCTCGGGTCGGTGGCCCTGGGGGTGCTGGTCGTGCTCTCGGCCAAGCCCAAGGACCTCACCTACCGAGGCCAGTTCAAGGACCGCTTCGCCGAGAAGCCCGACGTGATGAGGAAGCAGCCATGAAGGTGCTGATCGCCGCCACCGTGGCGGCCATCGTCGCCGTGCTGGCGGTGCCCGAGGTCGTCCACCACCTGGACCAGCGGGCATACGGCAGGGACCTGCGCAAGCGGGCCGAGCGAGCCGCACGGGAGGCGCAGCGGGCATGTGGGTGATCGTCTGCCAGGGCGACGCCATCGGCGGGCACCAGGAACTGGTCGGGCACTACCTGGCCTTCTTCGACCCGGACCACGGCCATGCCGGGGAGGTGCGCTGGAGCGCAGCCATCGAGGATGCGCTGCACTTCGAGTCGCTGCCCAACGTGTTCGTGGTGTGGCGCACGGTCAGCATCACGAACCCGCTGCGCCCGGACGGGCAGCCGAACCGCCCACTCACTGCGTGGAACATCGAGCCACGGCTCGTGGAGCAGCCATGAGTCGGGACCGACCAGTCGTGACGCGCCGAGGCAACTGGTGGGGGATGGCGTGCTGGAACGGGCTGAGTGAACGGCAGCAGGAGCAGCTCCTGCGGGTCGGCACCCTGGAGATCGGCTACGAGCCCGGAGGCGAGTGCGAGCGGCCACCCACGGTGGCCATCGAGACCGAGCAGGACGTGGCCCCTGGGCCGCGCTTCTTCTGCCTGCCCTGCGCCATCGACTACCTCGTCGATCTGCACGCGCCGGAGGCGCAGCCATGAGTGGCACGTGCGACTACACCGTCGACAGCGAGCACGGTCCGGTCGGGTGCCTCGCGCCCGCAGTCATGGAGGTGCGCTGGCGGTGGCGTCCGGGCTTCGATGCCTCGGGGCTGGTCACCGCGGGAGCCATGTGCGAGGGCCACATCTTCATCGCCTGCCAGGAGCTGGCCGAGGACCCGGACGTGGTCTATGAGTCGATCCAGATGAGGAGGATGCCGACGATCTGACCCGCTACCAGGCGGCCGCTGCCCAGCGGTAAAGCCGGGTGAATCAGCCCTGGAAACTAGGTGCCCCCGGGTGCCTCGTAGTAGGCTTGACAAGTAGACGCCGGGAATCACCAGCGTTCTGATGAAAGGAACATCATGCCGATGAAAGGAACGGAGGTCGTCGTCGACGCCCTCCCACCGTGCGACTGGGACGCGGCCCACGGGCCAGCGTCCTACGACTTCAAGAGCAAGTCCGGGCCGTGGGGCTACGGGTGCGACGCGTGCTTCGAGGCCAAGGGGATGGGCCTCGGGCTGGGGGTCGGGCAGCGCCTGATCCTGCGCCCGAGCGTGGCCGGTGAGGCGGTGGAGCGATGAACGCGGGGGAGCGAGTCCAGCGCCTGGACGCGGACATCGACCTGCTGGCGGCCCGTGTGGTCGGGCTGACCGCTCACATCGGTGAGGCCCAGGAGGGGATCACCGCCCTGAGCGAGGACATCCTGGGCCTGGCCGAGAGCGTGCTGAAGCTGGCCACGCGCGTGGCCGACATGGCCGGGAAGGCATACCCCGAGGCGCCACGGGTGGCGGTGAGCAGCACCGAAGGGACACCGGCCGATCGCAAGGTGTGGGTGGCCACGGTGGACGAGGGCGACGAGTACGGGGTCGGCCCGGTGCAGGTGATGATCGAGCAGGTCGCCCTCGGCACGACGGTGGCCTTCCGCCGCAAGGACAGCGACGTGTGGAGCCGCCCGTGGTGGGCCGAGGGGCGGCCATGAAGCGCCGACCGAGCATCGCCATCGACGAGCTGCGCCGGTTCGGCAACGCCCGCAACCGCGACACCGACACCGAGATGCGGGTGGTCACCGTCAGCGACGACGACGCCCGCGACCTGGCCGCCTACATCGACAGCCTGGAGAACCCGAGCAACGACGACGGGATGGCGTGGTGCGGGCACGCCCGGGCCGATGCCGTGGGGCACTGCCTCACCGAGTCGTGCTCGAACTACTACGGGAGCCCGGTGTGATGGGCCGCTGCGCGGCACCGACCACCCGGGGTCCGCGGTGCAGGCGACTGGCCCGTCCGGGTGCCCTGACCTGCGCCCAGCACACGGTCAGCCTGGTGAACCCGAAGACGGGCAAGCAGTGGACCGTGGCCGAGCTGCTCGACGCCATCCGCTCGATGAACGAGATCGCCAACCGCCAGGCCAACCGTCATGGGTACTGCTCCCAGTGGGAGCTGATCATGCGGGTCATCGTTCACCGCACGGGGCTGCCCTTGGAGGGGCGCCCGAACTCGATGAGGCACAACTCCATGACGATCGAGGATGAGGTGCGCTGGGACGTCGAGATGGAGCGGGTGCAGCAGGGAGGAAGGCCCACGTGAACGGTGAGCTGCTGGTGGTCGCCCCGGATGGGCGCCACTGGATGATCGAGAACAGCTACGACGGGATCAAGGCTGCGCTCGCCGGAGCCACGTTGGACCTGGTGGTGCTGCCCGATCGGACGCACAACCTGTGGGTCGACGACAACGGGATGGTCGAGGCGTTGGAGTTCAACGCCTGCGCCTCGCTGATGGCGGGCTATGCCCTGTACGGGCGGGTCGTAATGAGCGGGCCACCGGATGGGAACGGGGACTGCACCGCACCCGAGCCGCGCATCGTCTCTGCCTTCAAGCACATGGCGATGACGTGGGAGCGGATCGTCGCTGACGCCCGGGGCAAGGGCCAGGAGATCATGACCAGCGCCAACCCGGCCACCGTGCCCCCGCCCACCTTCACCGCGATGAGCGCCGAGGACTTCGACAAGTGGCTGCGAGGACTGCTGTGAGCCCGGATACCGAGGCCATCATCCTCGGCCTGATCCTCTACGCCGTCGTGATCGAGCTCATCATGTGCGCCCACTCGGCGTGGACTCGTCGTCCGCGCGTCATCCGCTGCTCCGATGGGCGGTGGCGGTCGGTCCGCTCGCAAGCGTTGGGAGGCAGTCATGGACCTCGCCGCTAGGCGTGCCACCTACGACGCCGTGATGACCCAGCTCGCGGAGGACACCCCGGAGCTGCACGAGATGGTCCAGGGCCTGGTCGAGGAGATGACCGTGCGCCTGGGTGAGAGCCCGGAAGCGTGGCGCGGGGTCCAAGAGGTCTGCGACATGATCGTCGCCAGCTTCAAGGCCGCCGGGTCGGCGCATCATTCGATGGACCCAAGGCGGGCGAGCGGCATGGTCACGTTCGTGACTGCCGTGTGCGTGGCCTTCTCGCTGCACCCGTTGACCCCGTGGGGGCGAGGGGTGGAGCGGTGAGACCCCTCCGCTGGCTACTACTGGCCCCGATCCTGGCCTCGTGCGCATGCGACGAGGCCAACCACGAGCCCGACGTGCTCGACCCCCTGCCCACGGCACCGCTCGCCCAGTATCGGCTGAAGCCGATGGAGACGAAGCCGCTGGAGTCGAGCACCACCGCGCCGGTCACGCCCCCACCCACGCCGGAGTGGCGCGGGGTCGAGCCCACGATCGTGATCGAGGCGGAGGAGGTTGAGCAAGGCGATGGCCCACCTGTCGCCCAGCCCCCACCTCCGCCTCCGGCACCTCCGGTGGTGACGCCGCCACCGGAGGTGCCACCTTCGACACAGCCCGCGAGCAACAACGGCGGTGGAGATTCCACAGCCGATGTTGCACCGCCCCCACCACCACCGCCTGCGCCTGCGCCACCACCGGCACCACCGCCGCCCACGAGGCCGCCAGACAGGCCCGTAGCGACGCCAGCGCCCACTCCGGCCCCGACGCCCGCACCGACCCCTGCGCCCCCACCAGCGGCCACGCAGCCGCCAACCACGCAAGCACAGACGACCACCACCGAAGAGCAAGGACGAGGACGAGGGGATGGACGACCGGAGAACCCCGGCAACGGAAACGGGAACGGGCCGGGCAACGGCCAAGGCAACGGGCGAGGTCGAGATGGATGAGCTTCGCACTGTGCGCGCCGTGGCCGCGGCGTGGCGCAAGTGGTCGAGCGAGCCGGACTTCCCGTTCACGCCGGACCACTGCATCAACGGCACCCGCATCGTGACGCTGGCCCTCAGCCAGCTGGGCGTGAAGGCCAAGCCGGTGAGCGTCAGCCTGGCGTTGTTCAACCGCTCAGCGTGGGACTTGTTCCAGGCCAACGTGCCGCTGGCCGAGTGGCCCGACCATGCCTGGAGCTTGGGCGTGGGCCCGGGTCACCGCACCGGGGACACCGCCAAGTGGAACGGGCACCTCGTCTGCGAGGGCGACGACTGGACGCTCGACATCTCCGCCGGTCAGTTCAACCGCCCGGGACGCATGGTCATGCCCGGGCCGCGCCTGATCCCGGTGCGCTTGCCCGAGGTCGGGATGGGCACCTACCACGACGATCGCCAGCAGGTGCTGATGATGGGGCGCTGGCCCGCCAACAACGCCTGGCGCACCGCCTCGGGGTGGAGTCGCCTCCACGCCACCGAGGTCAACGAGATCGTTCGGCGCGTCCAGTCGCGCCTGAACCACCCTTCGGTCGACAGCACCCGCTGACGATCGCCATGAAAGGACCAACCATGAGTGAAGCCACCGAGCGAGCGGTGCGCGCCTACGTGCGCGTGCACGCCAACACCGCCCACTGGCGTGACCCGTACAAGGAGCTGGCCGCGCCGTGCGCGCTCGCTGTGGCCGATGAGATGGCCTGCGCGTTCATCGGCATCCAGCGAGGCTCGCTCCACGAGCTGGTGCTGCCGATGATGGCCCCGCCCTACCACCTGGATCAGCGGGAGGTGTGGATCGACGCGGCCACTGCCATCGTCCTGGCCCACGTGCTGCCCCGCGTCACCGTGGAGGAGTGATGGTCCGCATCATGCTGCCCACGGGCAAGGCCGTGGAACTGGGCGTAGCGCGCGGGTCGCACGTGGTGGTCGGTGACCGCGCCGACGACCCGCTGTTCGTGCCGGACGTGGAGTTCTTCACCTACGACGAGGACGCTGCCTTCTCCACGGTGCGCCGGTTGAAGGAGCAGTACCCGGAGGTGGCCTGGTTCGTGATGCGAGTGCAGCCATGAGCGTGATCTGGGCCATCGGCATGCTCGCTGGTGCGGCCATCGGGTGGACCTTCGGCTGGAAGTTCGGTGTCCGCCGAGCGCAGCGTGACGCTCCATCCGAGCTGAGCATCTACGTCACGGATCGCCTGCCGGTCGAGCCCGAGGAGTACGTCGACCACGAGCCGAAGTGCGCGCTGTCGATCACCCACGGGAACCCGAACCTGGCGTTCTGCGAGCTGTGCGAGCGGCCCATCAAGCGCACCACCTCGGGCCAGCCGTGGAGGCACATCGCATGAGCGACGACCTCACCGAGTTCACGCCCCAGCAGATCGAGCAGATGAAGCGGGCCGCGGACGAGATGACCGAGGCGTTCGCCCGCGCCGCGCAGCTGGGCCCCGACCTCGCCGCCAGGGACTGGCTCGTGGAGCTGCCCGACTACGACGCCGAGGGCGTGGTCATCGACAAGATGGTCATCACCGAGGCCGCTGCCAACATCGACAAGCTGAAGGCTGCGTTCAATCCGCAGCGCACCGACCGCAGCGTGGACGCCGGGACGTACACGCGCCTGACGGTGGACGGGCAGGTGTGGATGACCGACACCCCGGCCGAGGTCCACGACCACATGGTCGTCGACGAGCAGCTGGAGCGCTGGGAGCGCCCGACCCTGCTCGTGGCCGGGCTGGGCATCGGACTGGTCGTCCACCGGGCGATCACCTGGCACGCCACCGAGCGCATCGACGTGGTCGAGATCGACCCACGCGTCATCCGCGCCGTGGGTCCGCACTACCAACAGCTGGCCGATGACCACGGGGTCGAGCTGAACATCCACGAGTCGGACGTCCACGACTGGCGAGCCCCGCGCGGGGGCGCGTGGGACGTGGCGTGGTTCGACATCTGGCCCACGATCAACGACGACGACATGCTCGAAGTCCGCCGCCTCCGCAGCCGCTTCCGCAAGCGAGTGGGGTGGAGTGGGGCGTGGGCTCAGGACGAGCGCCGTGCCATGCGCAAGCGCATCGCCTCGGGGCGGTGGGCGTATTGAAATCACCCTGCCATTCATCCCGGCCAATTGGCTACCGCAGCGTGCTACCGGCTAGGCTAGGGGTACCGCTCCGGGGCGGTATCACCACATGAAAGGAACAAGACCATGCCTGAAGTCCGCGACTGGATGACGGTCCCGGAAGCTCAGCAGGCCCTCGGGGTGAGTCGTCAGCGCGTCTACCAACTGATCGGTTGGGGACGCCTGAAGGCGACCAAGGTGGGCGCCACCTACCGCGTCGATCGCAGCTCGGTCGAGCTACGGAACGCCGGAGGGGCACGGCTGAACTCCAGCCAGTGCGTCACCAGTACCGAGGTCGCTGACTTCTTCGGAGTCGACGTCAAGACGGTGCGGGGGTGGGTCGACCACGGTGACCTGCGTGCCCGCAAGATCAACAACCGCTTGTGCTTCAACCCGGACGACGTGGTCCGGTTCGTGCCCCCGACGTACGGGGGACCGGGCCGCCACCCGGCGCGCAAGCCGACCAGAACTCTGCGCGGTCGGGTCTACCCCCCGCCCGCAGAGCAACCGCCAACATGAGAGGAACCAATGCCAACGACTGAGAAGGACCTGCGCGAGCAGGCTCTGGAGAAGCTCGCCGAGATCGGCGGGAAGTTGCGGGGCGACGAGGACATCAAGCGCCAGGGGACGAAGTACATCCTCCCGGCCAACTCGACCCTCGACCAGGACATCCAGTACCTGGTGAAGCGCCGCGACGACGAAGAGAACGACGTCACGTGGGACCGCCAGTACCCCTACCGCCCACTCGACGGGGCACGGGCGACGAAGCTGGCGATCGAGGAGTTCGCCGGGTTCGCCCTCGGGCAGACCCTGTACTCGTTCTTCGGCAGGCAGCTGCCGCAGTTCGTGGACATCTCCACCGGACCCGGCCCCAACGACCGGGAGCAGGTGCCCCAGGGGGCCATGTCGGTGCCGGGGTTGCAGGGTCTGACGATCCACCTCACCCACGCCAAGGACGCCGAGCTGGGGCTGGTGTTCCGCATCCACGCCGAGGGGCCGCGCAAGTGGCGCCACCACGTGCAGGGGCTGTTCGACCTGATCGAGAAGCACCTGAAGACGAACTCCATCTACAAGGGCAAGGCCCTCGACGGTGGGGAGACGTTCATCGACGTGACCTCGGTGAACCCCGAGGACGTGGTGTTCACCGAGAGCGTGCAGCGTCGCCTGGAGGGTGACGTCTGGGCGTTCATCCGCCACGAGGAGCTGCTGACCAAGCTGGGGCACGGCGGTAAGTTCGCCGTGCTGTTCGATGGGCCGTACGGGACGGGCAAGTCGCTCGCCGCGCTGCTCACCGCGCAGATCGCCGTGCAGCACGGATGGACGTTCCTGATGTGCCGCCCGGGCAAGGACAACCTCGTCACCACACTGGAGCTGGCGCGCATGTACCAGCCCGCCGTGGTGTTCGCCGAGGACATCGACACGATGGCCGGGGCGCAGAGCGGGGCGACCATCGAACGCCACCTCGACATGCTCGACGGGATCAAGACCAAGGGCCTCAAGCTCGTGGCCGTGTTCACGACGAACCACGCCGAGGACATCCACCAGGGGATGCTGCGACCGGGTCGCATCGGTGCGGTCATCCGCATCGGAGCGATGGACCGGGAGGGCGTCGAGCGCCTCGGGCGCCGCGTCATCGGTGACGCGCTGATGGACGACACCGACTGGGACGAGGTCTGGAAGCACGTCGACGGGTACATGCCCGCCTTCGTGCGGGAGGTCTTCGACCGCTCGGTGCGCTACGCGATCACCCTCAACGACGGGGTGCTCGGGCAGATCGGGACCGAAGCGATCTGCCTCGCCGCCGACAGCCTGCGCGATCAGCACGAGCTGATGGCGGGGGCCAAGGAGGACGTGCGGACCACCGACCTGGCCACCGCGTTGGGCAACGTGGTCCAGGGCGCTGTCGATGGCGTGAGGGTGCTCGACAACGACGAGGACCAGGTGTTCACGCTGGCGGCCAACGACAGCTGACGGACCGTGGGGGCGCGTGTTCGGACTCCCTCCCGCAGCGCGCGCCCCCACCCCCGTCGACGGCTGAGGTGTTGTCGGGACATCTCGCTGTCGACAAGCGGAGGGGGCGGGTGCAGTTCACGGCGCCTGCCCCCTCCGACCCGACATCCGACGAAAGGAACCCATGCCTGTCAATCCGAACCTGACCCAGGAGGAGCTGGATCACTACGCCGCGATGTACGCGGCGTGCCGTGGCCCTCTACGTCATCGCTGGGACCTGATCGTGGCGAGCAAGGAGCAGCGGCCGAGCTTCGGCACGTTGGCCCTGTTCCGCTGTGAGCGGTGCATGACGCTGCGCCACGACATCTTCAGTCGCATCACGGGGGAGCTGATCTCCCGCTACTACGAGCACCCCGCCCACTACCGCGATGCGGGTGGGCGCAGCAGCTCCGAGTACCGCGCCATCTGGGCCGAGGTCGAGTTCGCCGAGGGGCGCTTGATGGATGCCGAGGAAGCGCCGAAGTCACGGAGGCGGTCATGAACGACTGCCCGCACACCAACGTCCACCAGCTCCACGACGCCACGACGTACCTCTGCAAGGACTGCGGCGTCGAGGGCTACCGAACCAAGACCGGGCGCATCCTCACCAACGAGGACATCGAGGCCCTGGCCGACGAGGCCGAGCGCGGCTACGACGTGAGCGAACTGCGGCGGCGTGAGCCATGAGGCGCCTGCTGCTCATCGGCGCGCTCGCGCTGGCGGCGTGCTCGGACACACCGGAGGCCGAGACGGACCTGCCCGAAGAGCAGATCGCCACCCACGACGGGGCCACCGACGTGATCCTCAACGCCGACCGGTTCCCCAACTTCGCCCACACCTGCTGGGAGAAGGACGAGGTCGCGGTGGGCTTCTGGAGCACCACCGATCGCATCGCCATCATCGTCTACAACGACTGGCTCTGCCCTGGCTCCAGCAAGGAACGGGAGATGACCGTGCTCAGCGGCAACCCGCGCGCCGTGGTGCAGGGGGGATCGTGAGCCTCTACGACATGCCCGTCTGTCCGGGGTGTGGGGCGGTGGCTGAGCGGATGGGCACGCACGACCACACGTGGCTGGAGACGCTCCATGACCGCGACTGCCCGTGGATGAACGAACTGGAAAGGAACCCAGATGACGAACCCACTGCCTGATGCCAAGCAGATCGCCGAGTGGATCGGCGGCGGAGGCCAGCAGGCCTACGTCGAGGACCACGAGGTCGGCCCTGCCGTGTTCCTGGTTGGCCCCCGAGGTGAGGCGGTCGTCCTCCACCTGGGCCCGCGCTACGAGGGCGTGCACCCCTCCGATGCCTTCGGCGACCTGATCAGCCGCGTCGGGAAGATGTACCCGTGGGCGTTCATCGGGACGGTCTCTGAGGCGTGGGTCAAGGAGGCCGACTACGACGACCGGGGCAACTACCCACGGGGGCGGATGCAGGAGCTGGCCGAGGCCGGTGACACGAGCGTGCGGACTGCCGTGCTCGCCTCGGTGTTCAACCTGCGCGACCCGCTGAACTCGCACCTGCGCAACGCCACCGTGATCCGCGAGGACCCGCTGGAGTGGACGGTCGAGGACTTGCCCGGTCCCATCTCCGGGTTCATCGCGACCGCAGTCCTCGGGGGCTACGAGCACGCGCTGGCGCCACCAGCTGGCCTGGGACTGCCACCACTGGCGATCATCGCTGAGCTCATCACGGCCAGCGGGCTGGCCTCCACCGCGATGGTCCTGGGGGTCGAGTGATGGAGAGCAAGGAAGTCGTCGACTACATCGCCCTCGTCGTGCCCCTCGGGGTCACGCTCGATCAGCCAGGCGTGCTGGACAAGCTCGACGCGATGACCGTCGAGGCGGTCGTCAAGCAGTACGCCGACCGCAAGGCACCAGCGGGAATCCTGCTGGCCCCGGTGGAGTGGACCCTGACGTCGGACCCGGAGATGGTGACCACCGTCCAGCCCGAGCACGACTGCGAGACGTGCCGCGACGGGAACCTCAAGGCCCAGGAGTTCCTGCGCGAGCACCCCGATCGGCAGATCGCCCTCGGGAACGTCCACTACCTGGAGCTGTGGTGAGCTACGACCCGCAGCGCTTCCCTGATGACAGCTGGCAGGAAGGGATGATCGCTCACGAGCCGATGGCTGACGGGCGGGCGTGGTGCCTGATCCCGCTGACCTTCGGCCGCGTCCGCATCGTCATCGTCGAGGACGAGTGCTCGATGGGCGAGCACTGGTGATTCGAGGACCTCGTGCAGGCGGTCGTCTGCTATCACGCCGGACCTGACGTGGCGCCCACCGGATGGACGCGCCACATGTTCCCGAACGGAGAGCAGGAGTGGCCGACGAGCTGAACCCGCATACCTTCCGCTGGGAGCAGCTGCGCGAAGGCGAGGAGGACATCCACGATGGCCGCCTGTGGGCGGGCCTGGCGAGCTACCCAGCGCGCTTCTACCGGGAGTCAGCGGGCGACCACATCCCGAAGACCGACCCGTTCTGGGCGAGCCAGCCCGAGTTCCGCATGGAGTCGCGCCAGGCATGGGTCCACTTCGAGAACATGTGGCATCTCTCGGTGATCTGGGGCGACGCCACCTACTCGTCGAACTCGTGGAGCCTGTCGCTGCGCTACGAGAAGCTGCCGTTCATCGAGGAACCCACGATGGTCGAGGTCGGAGTGCTCCCGCCCGTCGACAATCACCTGTGGGGCGAGCCGATGGGCTACGTGGACGTGCCGATGTTCGTGCGTCTGGCCGAGCTGGTGATGCACCTGCCCACCGACATTGAGCTGCCCGAAGGCGACTGGGAGAGCGCCGAGGGGTTCTGCGACTTCCTCGTCGCCGCCGGACTGGAGAGGACGTTCAATGACTAGGCACGTGGTCCGCGCGGACCTCACTGAGCCGGGACCGTGGTGGATCGCTCACGAGCACCCGGAGCGCATGGTCGACCGATGGACCGTGTGGTCGTGGGACTGCGACGCGTGCATGCTCCACCTCATCGCGGCGAGCCGATCAGCAGCCTCGACCTGGTACGCCGAGGAGTTCAAGGCGCATGGCGACAAGACCTGCACCAGCGTCGCGTCCACCCTCGCCGCAGCCCGTGCATGGCGAGCCGAGCAAGGGTTGCGGGAACTGTGAGCGACTACGTGAACACGCCGGTCTGCGAGGCCTGCTGGATACACCGCGAGGCCACGTGGGACGAGAACGACAGCGACGTGCTGATCGGACTGCGTCTGCCGGTGCGCGTCGTCGACCTGGAGCTGGAGCAGTGCGGCTTCTGCGGCAAGCCCACCTTCATCGGCATCTTCCAGCGGGCAAAGCGCAGTGAAGCTGCGTTCTACATGGAAGAGCCCGAGACTCCCTGAGCGACCTACCGTGAGCTGATGCCCGCTGTCGACCACTGGCGCATGTTCGCCGAGTTCTGCCGCTACGAGAAGGCGGTCGGTGGGCCGAGTCCGCACGCTGCGATGGTGGCGGGGATGATCCGTGGTCTGCCGGTGCAGGAGCAGGTCTGGCGAGTGGGCTGCTACGGGGGCGTCTACAACACAGGCGGAGCGCTGGCGCTGTGGACGGCACTGAGCCGCGAGTCGGTGCTGGGGATGGGCGAGCCCGCGCTGCGCGGCTGGCTCAAGGAGAACTGGGAGGGCCTGCCCTTCCGCCGGGAGCGCCGCGCTGTGCGAACCCCGGAGAAGCTGGCCCGCTACCTGTACTCCTACGCCCTGTACTCGCGGGACTGGCCCGATCGGGACTGGTGGCACGGTGCGGCCTCTCGGGCCAACTACGAGGCCGGGTGGCACGACGTGCTCAGCGTGTACGGGGTCGGCCGCTACATCGCCATCCGCATGTTGGAGCTGTTCTCCCGCTCGGGAGCGGGGACAGCCTCCTACGACATTCGCGCCCTCGACGCATGGTCACCGCGTCGCACACTCTCACTGCTCTGGCCGCATCACACGCAGATGCTCAGCCGCGACCTCTCGCGCCAGGCCGCAGCGGGCACGGAGAAGATCGCCAACACCACGCTCCAGCGCCTGCGCGATGAGTTCGGTGTCGAGCTGAGTCACTACGAGCTGCAAGTGATGACGTGCGAGTACCGCCAGTCGATCGAGAAGCGCCGCCAGTACCCCGGCCGGAGCATCGACAGTGAGGACCGCTACTTGCGCGAGATCACGCCGTACTGGGGCGCCCCCGTGGCCGAGCCTGGGTGGCGCGTGCGCCGCGAGCTGTTCCCCGAGGTATCGCTGGGTGAGCTCAACGGGTGGCAGGGCGCACGGGATGAACTGGGGACGGTGGCCGCGGTGCACGGGTACACGTGGAGCGACCTCGTCTACGACTACAAGGCCACCACGGACCTGGCGCACCCGGCGATGCGCGTCGAGGTGCACACGTGAAGACGCTGATGTACGACGTGGGCGACGGGCGCCTGTTCATCGGGCCACATCTGCTCGACGTGCCCGACGAGGCCAAGCGTGCCGCGGTCAGCGCGCGCCGGATCACGATGGTCGTGAACCTGTGGCGACGTCGCGACGACGAGTTGGCCCTGGCGGTCACTCGCTACCACCACTTGCCCCTGAGCGACGGGCTGCTCAGCGACGAGCTGTTCGCGCGCTACGACGGCATCGCCCGAGTGGCGGCGAAGCACCTCGACGAGGGCGGGAACGTGCTCGTGCAGTGCTACGGAGGACGCAACCGCAGCGGCCTGTTGGCCGGGCTCATCACGTGCTGTTGGCGCGGGGTCAGCGGACGTGAGGCCGTGGCCGCGGTGCGCGCCGGGCGTGGTGTCTCAGCGCTGAACAACCGTCACTTCGCCACCTGGCTCGAATCGCTCCCCGCCTTCGACAGCACGTCGGCGAACTGCTCGGCGAGCAAGTAGGCGGGCATCGTCCCGTCGAGCGTCACCACCTCGCGCCACTGCACGAGGTTGCGGACCTTGGTCGCTCGCCCCTTCCACCACGACTCGTCCTGCACGGGCCGGTTGAGCCCTCGGGCACGGACGGTGGCGCGCCAGCGCGCGTACTCCAGCGGGGTGTCGAGGTGGACGAGCGTGAGGTTGGGACAGGCGTCGAGGAACCCTGCGTTGGCGAGGCGGTCACCCTCCCCCACCAACAGCTCGCACTCGGTCTCGATCTCGCTCAGCCAGTGGATCGCCTTGGGCTGGATGCTCATCGAGAGCGTGTCGGTGCCGCCGAAGTCGGGCCGGGGCTTGCCGATGTGCCAGAGCCCTCCGTAGCGGACGTGGGGCACGGGCACGTCGAGCACCGGGGTCCCGAGCATCCCGGGCATCAGCATCGACACCGCTCGTTCGACCATCGTCGTCTTGCCGCTGCCGGGCAGACCGATGACGTAGACGACGTTCATGCGTACTTCCGTGGCTTGCGAGAGGGCTGCCAGCCGGTCGCTCGCTTGTCCTCGGCCTCGGTGGCCTCGACGGCGGCGCGCTGGGCCTCCTGGGTGGGATCGGCGCAGCACTTCCGCATCCCGACCTTGGCGTAGGTCACCAGCGAGTAGCGGAAGGCCGCCGGGTGGGTCATCGTCATCGGGGTCACGCCGTGGACGATCGACTGGCCGTCGAAGATCGTGATCGAGCCGTGGGGCACGCTCAGGTAGGTGTCGTAGTCGGCCAGGTGCAAGTAGCCCCCAGCGACCTGCCGCCGACACACGAGCATCGCGCTCCATGAGGAGGTGACGTTCGACTGGTCCTTGTGATACGGCAGCGAGACGGTCTTGTTGATGATCCCGCTGGACCACGGGGTGCCTGCGATGAGCCAGGCCGGGGCGATCGCATCGCGCACCTTGCGGGCCGTGATGTCGTGGACGTCGCTGGCGTTGGTGCGGAAGACGTGCTCGGCCACCCGGCAGAACTGAGCGATCTGGTCCATCGCCCTCGGGTACTCGGTGTTGAACTGCGACCGCGAGCACCCGTAGCGCCGACGCATCGGCACCGGAGGCTGGTAGCCAAACGTGCGGTGGGTCACGGCCATCCCGTTGAGGCGCGAGGTGGTGGTGACGTTGGCGAACACCTGGTCGTCCCACTTCACCTGGCTCAGCGAGGACGCCAGATCGGTGGCCAGGTCGGTGGCGCAGACCATGTGCACGGCGACGACCTTGCCGGTGCCCTCGTCGACGATGGCCACGTTGCTGTCGATGACACGCGCGCCCACCGCGGGCGCCGGAGCGTGCGACTTGACCAGCCGGTGACCGCAGTTCGGGCACAGGTGCTGTGGCGCGTAGGGCACCCACGCACCGCAGCTCTGGATGCGGCGGTTCCAGCGGTCCTTCAGGCCTTCGGCGTAGGCGCAGGGAACGAGGGGATCACCCCGCGAAAGCGTCAGCCGCGGGATCGAAACCGTTTCCCTCTGCACGGAAGCCCTCCAATGCTTCTTGCACGAGCCGCTCGACCACCTCGGCGTTCGTGTCCATCCCCCACACGGTCCGCAACGTAGCCAGTCCCTGGGCGACGGGCTCGTAGCGACTGAACTCGTAGGGCAGGATCAGGCTGCGGATGTCCAGCTCGTTGTAGGCGTCGATGCGCTCCTCGGGCACCACGCCCTGGCGGATGCCGCCGACGATGGTGTCGGCCTCGACGCTCTGGAGCAACAGCTCGTAGGCCGCACGGTCGTAGCCCGTGCCATCCAGGCCCTCGCTGTCGACCAGCGTCTGGAGCAGTGAGAACAGCTGCTCGTCGTCGTAGAAGGCGAGGTCGGACGTGCGGTTGTCGGCCAGCAGGATGCGCGTCGCGGTCTCGTCGTCGCAGTCCACCCAGAAGCCGGGGATCGTCGCCATCCCCTCTTCGCTCATCACCCGGAAGCGCGTGTTGCCCGCGATGATGTTCCCGGTCGAGCGCTGCACCAGCACCGCACCGAAGAAGCCGTTGCGGGCGATGGACTCACCGACCGCTCGGTCGTCGCCCTTGCGGGGGTTGTCGGGGTGCTCGTGGATGCCGTCGATCGGGATGGCCGGATCGAACTCCTGCGCTAGCTGCTTCAACGGGCGCTCCTTGCTGCCTTGATGATCTTGAACACCGCATCATCCCCCACTGGTGCACCGCCAGCGGCCACGGACGCCCGCGTCAGGCGTGCCGCGATCTCGACCTGGCTCAGGCCCTCGGTGCGGTGGAGGTAGACGATCAGCTCGCGGCGTCGCCGGTCTGCGATCTGTCCTTCGGTGACCTTGCGTTGCTCGCGCTCAAGCTGGCGTTCGGCCATTGAGCGTGCGCGTGGGGTGTACCCGTTCAGTTGCATCGTTCCCTCGTCAGGTCTGGCCGCGAATGGAGGCGTTGAGCGTGCGGAGCGAGTCCAGGTGGGCGCGCAACGTCTGCAAGTGCTCACGCTTGCTGTTGCGAGCAGCCTGCGTGATGAGGTGGTTCTTGTGGGCGTCAGCGGTGAGCAGGTCGGCGCGCGCCTGGCGCTCGGCCACGGTCTGCTTCTCGCCTGCGTTGATGACGGCCAGCAGGGCTCGGGCTGAGTCGCGCCGGTAGTCGGCCTCGGCCTCTGCCGCGGCCTGAGCGACGTCGTCGTAGGCCTCGGTCTCTTCCTCCATGCGCTCGATGACCGCTTGGATGCGTTCCTCGACCTCGACCTGGGAGAGCGGGCGGGTGTGGCGGGTGTCAGTCATCACCGGGTCCGATCGACAGCTGGCGCTGGAGGTAGTGCTGGTAGACGGTCTGGCCGCCGATGACCATGTAGGGCAGGAACACCTCGTCGGCGGTGACCATCTGCGTCTCGATGATCGCCAGCTGTGCTTCGACCCAGTCCTTCATGATCCGCCAGGCCACACGCTCGGCCTGGGCGGCGGACTTGTAGCGGGGCGCCACGTTCTGGCGCCGCAGCACCTTCTCGACCGCGGTGGGGTCCACGGGCAGGCGGTACTGCCCGACCCCGGTGGGCGTGTCGAGCGAGAACGCCACCCCCACCGGTCGGCTCGCTGCGTAGTCGATGAGAATCTGGCGCGCGCCCGATGCGGCCAGCTTGTCGACGATCTGGCTGATGGTCCGCGTCGAGGCGACCTCGGTGGTGAAGTTGAGCAGGGGCATCAGGCCTCGCCTCGTCGTCGCCACTCAGCGCGCTCGGGGCAGGTCACGAAGTGACTGACGTAGCGCAGGGGCACATTCTTCGGCACCCCGTCCTCGTTGAGGGCCACGTTCACCACGGGCATCCCGCCCTCGATGTGGTCGACCCACACGTTGCCATCGGCCACTGCCACGGGGTCGATGGGCATGCGCTTGCCGTTGGCTGCGGTGACCACCCAGCGCACCGGAGCGTGGCAGCTCCGACACTGGGCGTCGGCCTTCATCACAGCTCCTGCAAGGTGGCGGCGATGTTGGGGTAGGCGGTGGGGTCGAACCCACCGATCCACCGCAGCGCGTCGCGGGTCTTGGCAGCGAGGGCGCGGGGACCACCGGGGTCCTTGTGGCTGATCTCCATCAGCGTCGGGAGCCCGGAGTCGAGCGAGTCGAGCACCTCGGGCTCGCGGGCCTGGCGTCCCTCGCGCATCCACTGCACGTTGACCACCCGAGCGAACTGGCAGAGGATGCCGCCCTTCGAGCCGATCTCCGGGTCGCCGTCCACCTGGTAGTAGCGCCACCGCTCGCTGTCGATGAGCGCGGTCACGCCGGGGTTGCGGGTGAGCATCAGGCCGGGT